GGAGGGTATGATGAAGCATTTGCACTTGTAGGTGAAGATGAGGACTTATCTCGAAGGTTGGGTTATGCAGGGGGGAAGCTTTTATATATCCCGTCTGCAGAAGTGCTTCATTTTCAAAGGGACACAATAAAGACATGGGCTGACAACATGTTTGTTTACGGGAAGGGAAGGGTTTGGCTGATTCGGCGACACCCGCAAGCCTTTTCTTTGGTTTTTCTTTTGCCTGTATTGGCTCTATTGTTTCTTCCAGTGTATCTGCTATGCATACTTTTGTACTCACTTCAGTTGTTAGTGCGCAGGAGGGAGGTTAAGAAGTTGTGGAGGGTGAGTGCTTTATATGTATGTACGCATTTGCCATATGCTTTAGGTATGATTTATGGTCTGTTTGTTAGGGGTGATACCCCAGAGGCCATCGCTCGTTCAAAAACCCCAAAATTATTTTTAATGGTATTTCATTAGGTGAAATCGTTAATACAGCAAATATGACTGATGATGAAAAAATTGATTATTATGAATCGAAAAAAATATTTAAAACAAGATTAGATGCTCAAGTAGGAGCTGAAGAGCTATTACATACATGGATTCAAGAGCAATACAGAAAAATATGTGGATAGATTTAATAATATAATAATAGTGAGGGAAAAGTTATGGAATGCCCAAATTGTCAATATGGTATGCTCCCATACGATGAACCTTTATCAGATGAAGCAAAGGCTTGTCCTAGATGTGGACATCCATTGAAAGATAATGATAAAGAAAATAGTCAGGAGAATTAAATGATAGGATTATTAGAAATATTATATGCATTAGGCACAGGAATTGTTGCAGTATTATTATGGATGCTTGTTAAATCATTCATTAGACGACAGCTAAGAGAGAAGTTATCTAAAAATATTACTACTGGAAATTCCTCAATAGGTAAAACATATAAAGTAGATAGATTTAGATGGGATAAGTTTAAAGATAACTTTTCATTGGGAAGTGGAAGAAAATGGGGCAAAGTATTATCAGATATATTTGATGCAAGGAAATGGGTAATAAGAATACTAATATTCCTTATCGCTTTTGGAGCTTATTCTTATTGGCAAGGGCGCATCCAAGCACCCGCTCAGTTTAATTGGGATTATGAGAAAGAAATAACATTAAAGGTAGCCAGAGGCTCCGTTCTATTACATAAACCTGCTAATTCAGCCGAAGCATATTGGGTATCCGAGAATGGGAGAAAAACGAAAGTAAAAGTTGGCGATATAAAAGAGATAAAAGATTTATTGAAACCAATAGGGTTTGAGTTGAAACCAATAATAGTAGCAGGAGTAGGACTAGGAGAACGGGGAGCAGGATTTGAAGGTGGTGCAGGAATAAGATTCCTTAGATTTTTTAAGCAGAGAGCAGAAGCATTTATTACTAATAGAGGAATATACTTAGGAACGAGCTATCAATTCACCGACCATTCAGGTGTAGGTCTGGCTGCGGGGCGTGGATTTGCGGGCGACAGCAGAATGATGCTATACTGGGTAACGAGGTTTTAAAAGGAGCTAATATGAAGAAGAATTTAATTAAGTATACACTAGGATTACCTGTTTTAGTTATTTCAACAATAGTTTTAGTATATGTATTAATAATGGCATTGGTTTTTGATGCCATTAGATTCCTTGTATTTGCAGCTATTTATGGCAAAGCTCCTGAGTACAAAATTACCGAAATCCAGACGTTAAAAAATTTATGGAAACCAATAACATAATACAGTAATATTGAAAGGAGATACTATGTTTTTTAAAAAATCAGTAAAACAAAAAGTTTTAGATTTAGCTAAGTTTGATTTAGACAAGTTCTTATTTGGAGATAGACAGTTATTTTTATATGACTATGTAACTTCTGAATCTTCTCAGCGACTTATAAAGAATATGATAGCTATGGATAAACTAAACCCTAAAACCCCTATAATCCTATGGATTAATTCAGGTGGTGGAAGTATTACTGATGGTTATGCAATAATAAATGCAATTAAATATATATCTTCTCCTGTTGTAACCATTATAAATGGCAGAGCTTGTTCAATGGCTGCTTTAATATCTGTACATGGTTATAAGAGATTTATTACTCTTGATTCTGTATGGATGGCGCATGATGGGCAAGCATTTATGTGTGATTATTTTCAGAAGCTAAAAGATAGAATGAAATTTATAGAAAGATTAGAATATATAAATAATAAGATTTTAGCCACTAAGACTAAGCTATCAGGAGATGAGATTAAACAAGCTACTAACGGAGAGCTATGGCTATTCGATGAAGAGTGTGTAGTTAAAGGTATTGTAGATGAAGTATTAAAGGTATAGGAGGATATAATATGCCAGAAAATTATCAACATTTAATAGTGTGTCCAAAATGTCGTAAGCGCAGAGTATACCTAAGAGAAATAGATTTTGAATTTTGGTATTTCTGTCAAGCTTGCAGCTATGAATGGAAGGTCTAGGAGGTCATTATGATAAATGAATATGACTATGATAGATTACTACATGATGTAAAAAGAATAGCAATTACTTTTGAATCTCTTTCTGATTTAGAGGATTCTAGGGCTAGGTCTAAATTAAAAGTTTTAGCAGACTCTGAGATAAAACGATTTGTGCAAGATTTAGAAGAAGCGAAGATAAAGAAACTACCAGAAGAAGAACTTATAGATTATAGCCATTTTTTATTCAATACTTATCTCATAGGGTCTATGGAGAGTACTGCAGATAAAGATGATGGTAAGGGCTGGAGAACAGATTTATCACCGCATTTAGAGGCAAGAAAAATATATGTTTTTGACCCTACAAGAGAAGAAATTGCTAAAGTAGGTATGCCGACAGGTGAATTTCATGAAAAGTTAACTGGATTACAGCTAGGTGGGCATTGGAATAAGTTTATTGAGAACATGGACTTAATTTGGAGAGGTAAATCTATATTAAAAAGAAATTCTACAACAGGCTCTTCCAGGCTTATACATATTCTCGGTGATGTTGACTATGTAGAAAGAAGTAAATTTCTTATCATGCGTTTAAAGGCAGGAGATAAACCAGGAGGAACTATAGCCGAATTAGTTATAGCATGGTACAGAGGTATACCTGTTTATCTAATGACAGATATACCTAAATCAAAAATAAATAAAAGTATTCTTTACTTCCTCTTAGATAGTGGACACAGACAAGGAAGAATATTTCAAAATCAATCTCAGCTATTAGACTTCCTAGATAAAAAGTATGACTTACAAATAGGAGAAAAGGATGACTAAAAAGTGTATAAGAACTATTAGAGCTAAATCAAAGAGTACGGTAAGCAGAGCTGCTGCCAAAGATGCAGCAAAGCTAACAGTAGAAAAACATATTAAAATTAGGTTATGTAAAATATGTGGAGGAGTTGAATCGGGCTGTAAAAGATGTAAAGGTGCGGGAAAAGTTACAGAGTACGATTTTACCTTTATCTACAAGGGTATGGCTTTTTTTGGCGATACACTACAATAAGGAGTTCGATGAGTGTTTCACATTTTTGTGATGTCTGTGGTTTAATCCTTAAAGAGGGTGAAAAAACATATTTAATACTTATTCCTGAAGCTGAATTTAGTCAATACTTATATGGTAAAGGCAACCCAGAAAATAGTAAGGAAATTTGCCCAACCTGTAAGGGGATACTGGATATGTTCTTGAACCTTAGAAAGAGCGGAGTAGATGCTATAATGAAACAAATAAAAGATTCTTTTAAAACAAAAATTAAGAGAAGGATTAAAAAGAAATGAATAGTATAAATAAATTAAGACAAAAATTGGATAAGGTTTATTGGAAAGGTAACAGCCAATGCCTTTATTTAAGAACAGTATCTGATTGGTATTGGAAACCTAAATGTAGGTGTATCTACGATATTGTTATAACTGATAAGGCAGGTAAAGAATGCGGAGATTACTTATTTGAAATAAGGAACCTTATGGCTTTTAGGGATTTAGAGCTAACTGCTGACTGGAGTAAACTAAGAACTTTTAATAGAGATTTTTACGAAACTCTAGACTTAAAAGATGTAGCTCATATACCTTTTTATATGGATGGAATATTTACTCTAAAAACTTTTAAGAATATTACTCAAGAGGATATACATAATTGTGCAAATTATTTAGTTGAAAAAGTATTGAATATGTGGTTATTCAATATTAAAGTAGTAATACCACCAAGAATAAAAAATAAAAATGATTAGCTTAATACCCTATACAAAAATATTATTAGTACTTTTACTCAGCGCTATAATTGGCTTTGAGCGAGAAAGAAGTCATAAAGAGGCTGGGTTAAGAACTGTAATGTTAATAAGCTTAGGTACAGTTACCTTTACCCTAGTGCCATTTACACTTTTAGATATAGCTAAAACTTTACCTATAATATTTGATTTTAGCAGAATACTGGCTTATATAATAGGTGGTATAGGTTTTCTTTCAGGCATAGTTATTATAGTTAAAAAAAATACAGTAGAGGGAATTACTACCAGTGCATGTATATTTTCTACTGTAGCATTCTCTATGATGATAGGTTTAGGCGAGTATATTTTAGGCAGCTTTATTGCTCTATGTACTTGGATTGTATTAATATCAAAATATTATTCCATAAAAAAGAAGCGAGGTAAAAAGAATGGGTAAGCAAAAAATGCGTGAGTTTAAAACAGGTGCAACTAGGAATTCTGTAGAAGGTAAGAATGACTATGAGGGATTTTTAAGTCCACTGGTTATTGAAGAGTATGGTAACTACATGAATAGTCATAGGAAACAGGCAGATGGGAAACTTAGAGATTCAGATAATTGGCAGAAAGGAATACCCATAGATGTATATATGAAATCTAGTTGGCGACATCTTTTAGATTTATGGTTTATACACAGAGGTCATAAACGCTACGATAAGCTAGATGGTCATGAAGTTACACTAAAAGAAGCTTTATGCGCTATACTATTTAATACTATGGGATACTTACATGAGATACTGAAAGATGCTGTAGATTATGAGGATTTATGAGTTTACCTAAATACATGCAGCCCGATTCAGTAAAGAAGACTGCTAATAAAAAAGAGGCAAAGGTTTTTAAACATCTTGTTAGCGGTGCATTAAACTTCAAAGGCGACTTCAGTACATCTGATACTTTAATTGATAACAAATCTACTAAGTATAAATCTATAAGAGTTACTGAAGAAATGTTGCAAAAAATTATTGACGATTCTTTAGCTATGGGTAAAAGAAATTCTGTAATTATTTTAGATTTACCTAATTACTATGTAGTAGGGAGGATAGTTAAGAAATGAGTAAAATAATTAGTGGCTTTCCTGGAATAGGCAAGTCTTATTATAAACAAGATGCTAATAGCCTACGAGTAGCTGATTCAGACAGCGGTTCTTTTAGTTGGGAAAAGCCTGGGATTAGACATCCTGATTTTCCGCAGAATTATATGGAACACATTAAGGTTCTGATACCTATTACAGACTTGATATTTGTATCATCTCATAAAGTTGTTAGAGATGCACTAGTAAGCAATGAATTATATTTTACTCTAGTTATACCTGATATAAGTTTAAAGGAAGAGTATATTAAAAGATATATAGATAGGGATAATGATTCAAAATTTATTAACTTTATAGAATCAAATTGGAATAGTTTTATTAATGAAATGCTAACTCAAAAAGGCTGTGAAATAGCGCAACTAAAATCAGGAGAATACTTAAGTAACTATCTGGAGAGTTTATGAAAATAGGTATAATAGGAGATACACATATTAATTCTAAGAGAGAGAAGGCAATTAAACTTGCCCTTTCTTCTGTCTTAAGAGAATTAAAAACTCATGGTAAACTAGATGTAATAATTTTACTAGGGGATATATTTGATAAGTACCCTAATATGCTGGAGAGGGTTGTATTTGCTAAATTCTTAAAAGTTATTAGAAAACATTGCAAGAAAGTTATTATGATAAAAGGTACAGATTTACATGAGTATCAAAATTCAATATATAATCTTGAAGATATTTGTAACCTACTTGATATAGAAGCCTATGATATTTATGAAGCTGCAGGTTATACCTTTGGACACTTTGAATTAGCGGGCTCAGTTTATTCTAATGGTTTTAAGAGTGAATCAAAGATTAAACCAGAGAAAGGTAAGAAGTATTGCTTAGGGCATATTCACTGCCCTCAAGAAAATTATCTTGGCTCTGTTTATAAAACATCATTTGCAGAAAAAGATGAGAAGAAAAGAATTGCATTGATTACAGATGGTGAGATAGAATACTTTCCTATAGCTATGAGACCTATGTATACTGTACACTTAGAAGGTAAAGAAGGTAAGGTTAAGTGTAAGGAACTTCAACTACTTAAAGATTTACTCAAAGATGCAGAAATAGATTTAAAGATATTTGCCACAACTGATTCAGCTACACTACCATCTATACATTCTAATATAGCAAAGATAAAGGCAAAGTTTAATATAGAATATTTTAAAGAAGATATAGAAATTAATAGAGTAAAGATAGATATGCCAGATAGTTTAGATGAGCAAGAACTTTTAAAAATTTATTGTAAGAAAAATAAATATGATTTTGAATTGGTAAATAAGGAGATAAAATAGTGTACTGTGAAGTATGTGGTACATATGGGGTAAAGTGGAATGAAGCATATATGTGCTATAAATGTGATGATTGTAACACAGAGTATGATTTAATAAAAAGGAGATAAAATGAAAATTAACCCAGAAGATGAGTTTAGGGTAAGCTGCACATTTGTGTGTAAGTGTAAAAAAGCTAAAGGCTGGATTGCAGCAGGAAGAATAACAACCCCTTGCCCTAATTGTGGCAGAAAATATAGTGGTTTTTATTCACCTAAGAAAATGCAGATACTCGCAAAGGAGATAGAATGAAAGTAAAAGAATTAATATTTAAAAATGCGGTTTATTGGCATGATTATGTGGATGCAGATGATTTAAAGCTAGATTTAAAAATACAAGTTCTAGACCCCTGTAAGCAGAAAGGCATTACTCTAAAAAAAGTAAGAACTTCCGACTTACCCCAAGTACTAAAAGAGAATTTTGATATACTATTTTTTGATTGGGGCGGAATGTCAATGGGCAATTCTTGTTTACAGCATTTCTGTAGGTATATTATTAAGCATGCTGAAGATAATCCCAGTAGGGTTTATGTCATGGTGTCTACTATGACAAGCTACGCTATGGCAGATGCTCTAGACTTCATGAATGATTGTGGAGAAAAACCATGTAATGTATACCTGTCAATAGAGGAAATAAAATGTTAGGCTTTAAGGAATGTCAAAAAGGTAATCATGAACTGCAAGAAATAGTAACCTATGGTGAACTGTACGATGTATACACAGTTGTGAGATGGTGTAGCGTTTGTGGAGCTATCATAGTGGATAAAGAACGTGATGGTAGAACCTATCCTGGAAAGGGTATGAAAATGAAATTACCAGATATAACTAAAAAGGAGTTATGGTGAGCTATAAAATTAAAATAACTGAAGTCGAAGACTATCTGGATAAAAACCTAAAGAGAAACCACTTATCTCTTGGATTTGATGTAGCTCTGCATACTACAGGGATAGCTCTTCTAAGGACTACTAATGATTTTCTTATCATAGAGCATACACATAAATTAATAACTCCTAAAGAAGCTATAGAGGAAAAGGCTGAAGATATTTTTACATCTCAATTAGATACTTATAAGAATAAAATAGTGCAAGAATATTCCTTGAACTCTGTTGTTATAGAGAATTGTTTTTATGGTCAGAATGTAAAAACTTTAAAAGGTCTTGCTAGATGTAGTGCTTTAGCCAGAGATAGATTTAAGACTATATCAGACGAGTGTTATTATAAATTTCCTAAGCAAATAAGAAAAATAATTAATTGCAATACAGGTAAACTAAAAGCATATCAATTAAAAAAGTATGTAGTAGAGTATATCAATGCAGCTTTGAATCTACAGCTCAAGAACAAAGACCATGATATCGCAGATGCTTTTGCATGTGCCTTAGTGGGCTTAATAGATAATGATTAAGAGGGTATAATGAATTATTCAGATATTATTAAACTAAAGAGAGATAAGCTAAATAGGGAAGAAGACATTAGAGTGGCTGCTAATACTAAATTATGTGTAGCATTAACAGCTTCTACTAGGTTTCTTTTAAATATTTGTAAACGGAAGTTTGGGGAAGAATTTAGTTTTATGGTAGCTAATGACGGGAGTGCAAGCATTTATTTTCATGTGAGTGCTGGTAATCGAGTTAGACTAAATATAGAATCACATGAAAACAATAGTGGGGGTGAAAAGTATTCGGTTCACTTTCCCATTGCTAAACCTGGAAGTCTAGAATTAGGGTTTATGAATAAGCATATCGGAAAATATGCGTGTAAGCCCCTTAGCCTGAGTAAGCTTGGACTGCATCTAAGTAATACCTGTACGCCTTTAGAACTATGTATAATGTTAGATGAGTTAGCAAAATATATTATAGAGAATATATAATGATTAAAAAATTAAAAATAAAAGAATTCTGTCAGCATAAAGATGTGGAGTTAAACCTAACTGAGGGTATTAATATCCTACTGGGTAAGAATACTATAGGCAAAACTAATCTTCTTGAATCTATTTCTTTTGCAGCATACAGTAAAACTAATCATTCGACTTTAGATAAAGTTATAAACTATGATGCCGACTCTGCCAGTGTAGAGCTTACACATCAGGATTTTACAGCCAAACGTACTAGGACTAAAGGTATATCTAAGTTATCTAAAATTAAGAAATCGGATTTACTAAACAAACTTAATGTAGAGTATCAAGAATATTTAAGAATATTTTATATATCTGTCCATGAGTCCAGTAAGTTATTTGATGCAAGTTATCTAAAGAAATTTTTAATAGCTCTTTTTAAAATAGAGAAATATACTAAAACTTATGAAAGGCTACGAATAGAACTCAATACTCTAAAGAGTATACAGCCACCTAAAAAAATTAATAGAGTGTTACTTACTAACAGATTTAATAGGGTAAGAGATATTGTAGCTAAATTTAAAGAGAAGAGGGTTAGTGCAGAGAAAGAGGGCTACAAATATTATACAGTGAGAGAGCAGATAAATCTAGCTAAAGGAAAACTAGCTAGTGCTAAAGATGAGTATTCCAGAAAAGTTAAAAGGATAAAATGGGATAAATGCTATACTTGTGATAGACCTATTACAGCAAAAGAAAAAGAGCCAGCTATTAAGGAACTAAAATCGCAGAAACCTAAGTTGCTTGCAGCAGATAAACTTATAACAGAAAAGTATAATAAATTAAGAATTTTAATAGATAAGCATTCCACTAAGCTAGGTGTATTAGATAACAGGATTAGTAAAGGAAGAATAATTTTAGCTACTATAAAAGAGAAGTTATCTGAAAGACAAGAAACTCCTAACATCAATAGAATAAAGGAGTTACAGAAGATTATACCTGTGTTTTCTAACAATGGTTTTCCTGCATACCTATTACAAGCGTATACTCCTGTCATACAAGAAACAGCAAATAGTCTTATTCAACTTATTTTTAAAGACCTCTCAATAAAAATTAGAACCTATAGACCTAATAGTAACATACCAGATTTTAAAGTTATGATTTACAGGAATGGCATAGAGGTAGGAACACTGGACGATTTAAGTGGAGCAGAAAGAGTACTTGTAAATCTTTGCTTACGCTTAGGAGTTATAGTTATATATAAACAGTTGCATAATACTTGTATTGACTGGTTACTCGTAGACGAAGGATTAGAGAAGTTAGATACAGAGAATAGTTTAAAAATAATTCATTTGTTTAAAAACTTTATCAAACTTGGATATCTAAAGCAGATAGCAATAGTAAGTCATAAAGAGTGTTTGAAAAATTTAGAAGATATAAACTATGTGAAAATAGGAGGTACAGATGATAGCTAGGGTACACATTAAGCAAAAGGATATGGTGAGACTGGGAGTTAAGAAAGCTTTAAGCGAAGCAACTGATGGGTTATTAAATGCACTCAAAACAGATACTGTGGTATTTTCTGTAAAAAAGATTGTATCAAAAGAACATAATGTGTTTAAGAAAGAATACACATATACACTAGACTTGAGTGCTGCTTTAAATGAAGAGTTATTCGATGAGGTGGAGGAGAGGCTTAAAACAGGGTTATAATGGAAATTAAAACTATAACAAAAAATGGTTTAAGATTTTATCAAGTCGGGAATAAATTTTTTAAATCAAATACTTCGGTAGTGGGTTTACTAGATAAACCAGCTATACAAGACTGGGCTATAAGACAAACAGTTGAATGGATAGTTAAACAAAAACAACTAGACAAAGAAACTATAGCTAAAGCATTAAGATATTCTAAGATTAGACTAAATGAACTGGGGGATAAGGGTACAGCAAAGCATAAAGCAGCACAAAAGTATTTACTTACAAAGGAGTTCGACTCTAAAGATAAATGGATTAAAATGTTTATTGCTTGGAAAGAAGAGGTAGACTTTAAAACCAAACCTCAGTTTATTGAACGAGTGATAATAAGTGAATCTTTAAAGTGTGCTGGAAGAGTAGATATGCTAGGTACAGTGTTTGGGGAACCCATGCTAATAGATATAAAAACATCTTCAGGTATATACCTAGGGCATAAGATTCAAGTATGTGGCTATAAACTTATGTCGGGAAAACAGAACTTAAAATTAGCTATACTACAGATTCCTAGAACTGGTTACAAGAGAACTTTTCATATTTTGAGTCAAGTAGAGGAAGAATTTTGCTCTAAGATATTTTTATGTCTTAATAAGATATTCGATTGTATGCTAGAGCTTGGTGAGTTAAAAGTTGACAAAGCCATATTAGATATGGTATAATATAATTAAGGAGGGCATAATGACAGTACCTAATGAAATCTTTTATATAGAGTTGTACGCTAATGGTAAGTCTGATATAGAACTGGCTAACCTATGGAAAACTTCTTTACGAACAGTGCAGAGATATAATGCCTTTTTAAGAAGCAAAGGTAAGATTAAACTTAGACAACCAGCTAATAAGAGAGAAAAAACTAGGTTTAGCCATTCTGAAGTTGTGATAGAGGTGGAGGCTTACTTAAAGCAAGTTAGAGAGGTTTGTTTCAAATATAATGACATATACAAAAATGTGAAGTTAAAGACTACCTGGGATAGAAATAAACAAATAGAAGACCAAGTATTACTTTTCTCTGATATGCATACGGGCATGATTAACAAAGCCCCGATTACAGGAGAAATTACTTACAATGACGAAATTCAAGTACAAGAGCTTACAAATTTACTCAGAGGTGTTAACAGATTCTATCAGCTATATAAACCATCTTATAATATAGAAACATTCTATATCTATGGCTTAGGGGATTTAATAACTAACGATAGAATATTTGAAGGTCAAAAACTTGAGATAACTTGCGGGGTAGGTTCTCAAATACAAAAGGCTTTTGAATACATAAGCGGTATGATTAGAAAATTATTAGAGATATATCCAAGAGTAGTTTACATTAATGAGGAAGGGAATCATGGAAGGACATCTGCAAAACCCAATGGGGAAGAGGCGAACAGTAACTTTGAATATCTTCTAGGAATGCTTATTAAAGAAAGATTTGCGGATAATAAGAGAGTGGAAGTAATATTACCCGATGATTATAGCTATACCCATTTGATTAGAGGTCATAGATACTTATTAACTCATGGTAATAATATTAAAGGATGTACTTTGAACTCTATTGAAAAAGCAGCAAAGGAAATTTCTTTACTAGTTGAACAAGAAAACTATGATGTTATAACTATAGGGCATTTTCATAGCTGCTATGAGTTTCCCATATCCCCTAAGACTACCCTATTGGTGAATGGATGCTTTATAAACAAAGATACTTATGCTTATTATAAATTAAGAAAATTTTCAACAGCTAAACAGTATCTATTTAATGTATCAAAAAGGTCAGCACTACACAATCTACAAAAGATAGATTTAACCTGGAAATAAAAAAGGAGTACATATGGCTAGTGATGTTAAGGTAAAACGATTTAGATTGAAGAAAGAGGCGGATAGGTATGTAGCTACATTTAAACTGTTAGTTCCTGTTACTATAGTAATACCCACTCAAGGTAAAAAAGTTAATAGACGAGAGCTTAAGAAGAATCTTAAGACAAGTGCATCTAATATAGCTAATTTAACAGCAAATAATTTTCAAAACTTTTTACAAGCCATTACAGCGCCTAAGAAAGAAGTTATTAAAGCACCTAGAGGCGGAATAGGAGAATCAAGAAAGAGCTTAACAAAGAAAAAGAAAAATAGAAAACGTAGATAAGTATTACAGGTGGGGTAAGAATACTAGCATAGTAAAAATAAGGAGACACATGGATTGGAAACAGACTATAGAGTTGACTGACTTAAAAAGCCCAAGGAGTAAAGTACTAAAATTACTCACTAAAAAAGCTAATAATGAAGGTTACTTAGGCGTATGTGTACAAGCTAGAGATTTGCTAGTAATTAAAAAGTATGCGAGAGAAGGTCTTAAACTAGTTACTATAGCTGGATTTCCTCCAATTATTATGTTCCCCAGGATACATGATTTAATTAAAAAGGATTTCAGATATTCTTTCTTACTGGGGCATTACACTAGAGCTGAAATTAAAAGAATCAGAGAGATAGCTAAAGAAAATATTGCTGATGAGCTGGATATAATTTTTCCCTTTTCTTGGCATACAATGGGATACGACAAAAGAATTTTACACTTTCTTAAGGGAGTTAAAAAAATATTTCCAGGAAAGGTCAAAGTAATTATTGAATTAGGAACTATATTTAAAGAGGAAAAACATCTAAAGAAAATTTGCTCATTACTCGAAGAGGCTGGTATAGATATAGTTAAAACTAATTCAGGATTAATAAAACAATCCTTTACAACCTTGTTAGCGCATGTAATAGTGTTAAAAAAAATAACTAAGCTACCCATAAAAGCTAGTGGTGGTATTAGGTCGGTTGGCGAAGCACAATTATTAATTCATTCTGGAGTTACTAGAATAGGTTCAAGTGGTTTGAAAAATAGTCAAACTGAAGGAGAGAACAAATGACTACCAAGATACCTGAAGATATCTTAGAAAGCGCATCTTATCTTGCATATGTGTTTTCAAAGAGTATGCATAGCATAGTTGACAGCAAGCAAGACCTATATCATGACCTTATAGTTCTTTACTTAGATAAAAAAAATTCATCTAAGTTTAAGTCGGTAGCTGCAAAAAAGGATAGGCAAGAATACAAGAACTACTGTTTTACAGTTTTTAAAAATTATTTATTGGATAAGTATAAACGCATTATTATTAAGCGAAAAATAGATAAGGAGTTATTAAGGCATGCAAAGCAACAGCAAGATTCCCAGAGAATTAAAAAACCTATTAACTGCTAAACAATATAAGATACTAAAGGCTTATCTTTACAACTATGGTATTAACGAAATGGTTAAGAAGCTTAAGGTAGTTAAACGAGATGAGCTAATATTACAACTTATTTATATTGGCAAGAAGTTAGCTATCTATGAACTAATCTATTGTAAAATTTATCCTAATTTATCTAAGTTGGATAAAAAGTATATGGCGGGATTTAATGATTTTAGAGAAAAGCTTATTAAGGAGATTAAGTATGAGCAACTCAAAAGCAGGAAGAAAGGATTTAGTCGAAAGAAAAGAAAGACGACTTGAAGTTAAAGAACTTTATCTTAAAGATTTCTCTATTAATAAGATAGCTACTGAATTAGGTATGCATCCAGATACAGCTAGAAAGTATGTCGCTTATTGGCAAGCTTATTATACTAAACTAGCTTTAACCAATCCCTATATTGCGGAAAAGCAGATAGCTAGAATAGAAAAACTTACTGACGAGGTATCATTAATAAAACAGGAATTGTGGACAATATATGGAGAAGTATCAAAAAAAGCTAAAGAAAACCTTACATCAAAGCGTAAAGATAAACCTACTTATTATAATACCAGAATGGACTTACTAAAATCTATAATGTCTAGAATAGAAACTGAGCAAAGATTAATGAAATTATTTTCTCCAGCAGAGTTAATACAAAATAATTATATATCAGCAGAGGTATTAAAAGAAATATTACTAGTTTTTAGGGGGATTATTCAAGAAATGGTTCCCCAAGATAAACAGGATTATGCTATTAAGAGGATGCAGTCTATAGACGTTCAAGCTTTAAGCGGTAAAGAGATTATTGATGTAGAGGTAGTAGGAGAATAAAATGAGAGAACCTAAATATAAAGTGTGGGATACAGAAAAAAAGACAATGAGCTACTATTCCCTATCTGGTATACGCAAATGTTGTGAGTTAATGAGTAGATATATTGTCATGCAATACTCAGGCTTAAAACCTTGAATTAATTAAATAATTATGGAAAAAGATATTAAAAATACTTACAAAAACTTTTGGAAAGGCTTAGAAGAAGAGCATAAGCAGCATAGTTCTAAGTTTAGGGTAGAGCCTGTATCTCCTAGAATATTTTTTAAGGATTACTTGAAGACTATTTTATTCCCTAGGCAGCAAAGAGCTGTTGATGCAGCATATTCAGCAGATTACAAAGATATAAGTGATACTAAGAATGAATTCTTATTAGGTTGGGGTAAGAGGTCAGGTAAAGATTTGACTATAGCTAATCTTATGTGTTACATGGCATATTTTTTACTCTGCCTAAATGACCCTCAAGATTACCTTGGTATTAAATCAGGCGAACCTATTGATATAGTTAATGTAGCATTTGATAGAGAGCAAGCGGAGAGTGTATTTTTTGAAAAATTTACTAGAAAAATAAAAAATGCTAGAGACCCTGTAACGGGCAATAATATATTTGAGGATTTAGGTATGAACATTGATAGAGCTATTCTAAAAAATAGAGTAGAGTTTCCTAAGAATATTAGAGCTTGGAGTTTGAACTGTTTACCTTCTATTGCAAAAGTACTAACTAAAAATCACGGTTACATGCGTATCGGAGATATAGTTAACAAAAAAATAAAAGATGATGTCAAAAGCTATAATACAGAAACTGAAAAAATAGAATGGAAACCTATTACAAATTGGTTTAGGAAAGAGGATTCAAATGTTAATTGGTATAAAATAAACTTCGACTTTAAATCGAGTTGCCATCCAGGTAAATCAATTATATGTACTCATGACCACAGAGTTTATATTGTTGGTAAGGGTTTAACAGAGGCACAGCATATAAAAATAGGTGATTCCGTAATTAACTATAGACCATCACCCAATAGTATACAGCAGCAAGTTATGTATGGCAATCTATTAGGCGATGGGTCTATATCTAAAAGCTGTCTTACTATGTCTCACAGTGATAAACAGTTAGATTATTTACAGCATAAGTATAATATTCTAAAATCTTTATGTAAATCTGGAATTAAACCTATTACATCCGTATCAAGGTTAGGTGTATTCAAAGGTAATTACTTTCAGACAAAAGCTTTATATGAGCTAAGAACTATGCCAACACAAGGAGCAAAAAGATTTAAACACTATTTACCTAAATTAACTGCTTTAGGTTTGGGTGTATGGTATATGGATGATGGGTCTAAAACCTGTAATGATTATGCAACCATAGCTTTACCTATAATACCCGATGAAGTTAGAGACTTTATTATAGCGGAATTACATAACAAAGGGTATATAGTTAAAATACATAGGTACAAAAATAATGCTACTATACTAAGTTTTAATGCAGACAGCTCTAGGAAGTTATATAAAGATATTGCACCGTATATTCCAAAATCTATGCAGTACAAACTGCCTAAAATAAACAGAGGTAAGAATACTTTCAGATGGGGGCGTCAAGAACCCACATATACAGAGGTTAAAATAACAAGTATTACAAAAAATTACCATAACGGAAAACTAGACAAGTATGGATGGTATAAGGCTAGCTTATCTCAAAATGTTAAATATTGCATAGAAGTTAAAGATAATCATAATTTTTTTGCTCACGGAGTTTTAGTTGAGAATTCGAGAGAATATAAAGCTGAAGGAAAGAATACGGTACTAGCTGTATTCGATGAAATAGGTTCATTTCAATTTGATAAAGCGGTATCAATAAGAAAACATATTAGAACTACAGCTAGAACTACAGCATTAAAATACTACAAGTTATTTTTTATATCTTATTTAACATCGGGTAATGATTATATGGCTCACTTACTAGATAAAGCCGAAACAGAAAATACACCTAATGTCTATGTGGATAGAGCTGCCACATGGGATATTAGGACAGCCAAAAATTGTCCAAAAGAATTACTTAAATATGTTGTTAATAAGGAAGATTATACTGATGATTATGATGACGACCCCGAAGGTTCAATGCTTATGTATGAGTGTAAAGTACCTAAGTTTTTTTCTAACAATCTTATAAAGAAAAGGGAGAAAATTCTTGAATGTATTAATATGGATAGACCTGAACCCTTCATGGATAAAGAAAATATATGGACTCTAAACATAATGGATGAAGTAATGGAACCTTGGTTCAATCCTTTCACTACCTGGGAAATATGGAATTTAGAACAGAAATATGTAGATAATCCTACAGAGGAACTGGAGAGAAAAATTAAAATTTTAAAAGAAAGACATTCAACTGGGGAATACTTTATTCATATAGATTTATCTAGAGGTGTTAGGGATGGTGCTGGGCTTGCTTTAGGACATTCATACAGAATACTAGATAGAACAAAAGCTTATATTGATTTAATGATTCAAATAAGGGCTGATAAAAGTGGCGAAGGTATTTCAAAAGAAATAGATATGGAAAAGATATTACAGTATATAATATGGCTAAAGAGAATTAAAAAATTTCCTATTACTAAATTAACTACTGATAGTTGGAACTCTGCTCTTTTTATGGATATCTGCAGAAAGAATCATATAGATTCAGAATTACTATCATTAGAAAGTTCTACAGCTCCCTATGAAACTTTTAAAGACTTTATTTACAGGATGGATGTAGACTTATATGCTTATGCACCTTTTATACGAGAAGCCTCTGAATTAGTAGTAACTACTAAAGGTAAAACAAAAATAGACCATCCAAGGAAAAGTCCGTGGAGATTGAAGGAAGAGGGGATTAATCGTGGGTCAAAAGATGTTACAGATTGTGTGGCTGGAATTTTATATACCATAATGAAAGATAGTGATGGAGAAGGTTTAGCATATCACTCAAAATAGGAGGAGATTAAAATGGGTAGACAAAAAGGAAGTACAAACAAAAAATTACCTACAAGAGGTAGTACTACATCTAAAAGACTATATAAGCAACAGCAGGTTAGAGAGAGTAAAGTAAAAATGACTGGTTTTGGTATTAAAGAAGTCTATGTTCCATATGAGAACTTGGGCTCTACAGAAGTAAGAACTTTAGTGCTTTCTTGCGCTTGGATTGACAACTGTATTAATACCATAATTGATGAAGTTGTTAAGTATCCGCTTACTAGTAAAGATAAGAAAATTCAAGCTTTCTTATCATACCCATCGTTAGTAGAACCACTTTTCACTATCCGAAAAAAGTACTTAAAGGATATGTTAAGATATGGTAATGGTGCTTGTATGGTTAAGTACAGAAAAGATAAACCTTACGAGCTTAGAATAATCCCTGGTTATACTGTAAAAGTAGATGACAGTAATCCGCCAAAGTATCCTCTCACAAAAATTGATAGTAGCTCGCCTTTGCAGGATAAAAGTGGCAAAGAGATAAAACTTCAAAATAAAGAATGCTTACTATTTCAAATAGATGCTGACAGTGATAGAACCCTAGCCATAAGCCCTTTAAAACGAATTTACAACATGGTTAGAGCAGAGAAAAACTTAACTAAAGCTCTACAGCAATTTACCAATAGAGGTTTTTTCTTACCTAGCTTTATTAGTATGGAGAAAACCAATGGTACTGAAATAAAAGAATTTGTAGAGTATCTAAACAATATTGCACTTGAGGGAGCTAAGATGTTTGGAGTAAACAAAAAAGCTACTGTTACAGCTATACCTTATTGGTCTGCTGAAGACATAATTAAGATAAATAAATGGTTAGCCTTATATATAGCCAATGCTTACAAGGTTCCGCCATTTATGCTTAATCTAGTAGAGAATACTGGGTCTCTTAATGCCAGAGAGCAAAGGTCAAGATTCTTAGAAAATGTGGTTCTGCCAATTCTTGAATACGAGAGTTACATTTACACTATGAAGATTGCCAGACAGGGGTTTCAAACTAGCTCAACTATAACAGCACCTACTATGTCTATTAAACTGAGTTTTAACAAAGTAAGAGCTGCAGCTATAGCTATAGGTAGTGATGAGGCACTGATGTCTGTAGACGAAGCAAGAAAATGGTTCTTAAATTTAGAACCTAAAAAGAAAGAAAGGTTGGCTAAGGATAAATAAATATGATATACTTTAAATAGGAGGTTATCTATGATTCAAGCAATAACTCAAACAATACAGGCAGTGGGTCTGGTGCTATTAGGGATTATCCTAGGTGGCGCAGGTATGTTTATCTGGCTATCATTTACAAACCGTTTAAAATAAGGGAGTTGAAACCATGACATCTATTGTAGCTACGTTTATAGCACTGGGAATAATTCATTTAATTAATTGGGTAATAGTTAAACTTATAATAGCTGGAACCCTGGGATTATGGCATGTAGACTTATCAAGTAAATTTTGGTGGGTTTACTTGTTATTAGTTCTAATTAAAATGTTTATAAGGTCATTAAGAGGGGGTAAATAATGTTGGATAAAATAGCGGAAAAATATTTAAAGGATAATACAGCAACTCTAGAGAAAATACTTAAAAGGTTTAAACCCATTTTTGAGCAAGTAGATAAACTAAAAAAAGCGACAACAAAACTAGATGCTGCCAATACTACTGCAGTTAAAGATACACTTACTAAGTTAACAGGGTATTACATGGAGATAGTAGATATACTTAGAAAAATAGAGGCTCTAAAAAAGAATAAAGAGACAGCTTATTATCATACCAAAAAAGTAGAGATAGAAAATAGTGATACTAAGTTTGTATCTGCTCCAGTGGATAAAGAAGCAAGTCTTTATGTTGCTGATGAAAGACGAGTAAGAAGTATTCTTCAAGGTAAACTCGATGCTTGCTTAGAAGGAATGCGAACTTGTAGAACATTTGTTCATGATAACAAAAATGTAAACTTAAACCCAGAGGAGAATTAATTATGGATTTTGGTATACCACAACGTAGAAAAGGTTTTTGCGTTACTGAAATATGTCCTTTCTGTGATACTAGACTAGTAATAACAGACCAGAGGATTATATTAAACAATGAGGAAATTACTTGCTTAATTTGTAAAAACACCTATAGGTTAGACGTTAATTCCACTAAAGACAAACCTACTAAGGAGGGCTAGATGGACTATACAGTAGAGATAATTAGAGGGGATACTGTTGTAATTAATAACCACAAAGTAGAGAAGCTAAAGATAGATGATGTCATAATTATAAAAGTACCCTTAGACTCTCCTGGTTCAGAAATGGAAAATTTTCTTATACAGATTAAGATAGCTTTTCCAGATAAAACAGTAGTAATTACTAAAGAGGATGTTAAATTCTGTAGACTAAGGGAGAAAAATGCCAGATAGTTATTCTGAAGTAGCTAAAATTATGCACTTGGATAGCAACCAAGTAGGAAAGATATTTGACTATATCTATTCATTAGGAAGTATACCCTCTTTTGTGGTCTATAATTCACTTACTACAGCTAGAACTAATGGAGTAGATTGGACTCCTCAAGAGGTTAGATTCGCATTCTTTATCTGGGGGGTTAACTTTGGTTATGAAACAAGGAGGGTAGAGGCTGATGAGTAAAGTAACAATGCAAGAACTCAATGAAGTTATGTTATCTGGATTCAAAGATATGTTATCATCTCATGATGACTTCAAAGATAGGGAATTTTGTATTACAGCTCTTGCTAAAGATGGCAGAGGTAACTATGTTGGTATTCTAATTGATGTAGACTCTAGTTTAGGTTTTAACTTTTCAGTTTCCCATAAGCTAGGTCATTTATTTACTAAGACAGTATTTGAGGGTATAGCTAGAAAGTTAGCAACAAGAATAGTACTAAATGCTAAGACACAACCGTACAAAAAATATGATTGGAATAAAACCCCAATGAAAGCTAAAGGAAGGACTAGCATATACGAGGGCTGTACACAATTTACTGGGGGCAAAGGTAAGTTACACTTATTAAGTTGGAGTAAGATAATTACAAAATGATTAAAACATTTTTTAAAAGCTTATTTTGTAGACACGGAAATACACGGATTAAATTTTTACCCTGTATCTTAAAGACCACTGTATGTAAATACTGCAATAGGGTGATTAAAAAGGAAATAATTAAATGAGAGTTAAAAATATAGAAGAGCTTAAAAATATTCTTAAAACTAAGTTACCAGAATATCTAAAATCTAAAGGGCTTAGAATAGACAGAAACAAAGTACAATGCCCTCATTTTTCTGAGCACAGGAATATGGATAAGGGAAAAATATCTGCAGCATTTCTTCCTGGGCATAACAACGGTTTAATTTGGTGCTTTGTCGAAAATAGAAAATTTGATATTTTTGATGTATACTCTATATTAGAAAACAAAAAAATAATAGGTGAGGGATTTTATGCTTGTTTAAAAGATTTAGCAGCTAGATTCGAGATTCCCTTTGAGATAGAGAAAGAATATTCCTTAAAGGAAGTTGAGAAATCTAAAAAAAGGCTTCTCCTAGAAAAATTACATAGGCAAAGTCTAACTGACTTACAATCGGCTATACCTCTATATAAAGAGAGAAATATATCTAAAGCTAAACTTAAAACATACAAAATAGGACATCTTTCTCCGAAGCTTATTACCCCAGAATTAGATAAGGAATTCAAACAGTTCTATGAGTACAAACTATCTACTATATTAAACTATCCATCTTTAGTAATACCAGTATTTGATGAATATAAACAATATGTAGGTTTAATTGTTAGGCAGTTTGGTTGCCCTGTTGATGACAGATATTTAAATATTACTTTAGACGGAAAGAACTTATTTAATACTCACAATATCCGAGGTATGGATGAAGTTTATTTAGTTGAAGGGGTTTTTGATGCCATAAGCCTTTTTCCAGAAACCAATGTGCTAGGTATACTTACTAATTCTTTACACGACCATGATTTAGAATTTGTTGCTAAACAAGGTTTTAAAAAAATAAAAATAGCTTTAGATTCGGATAATCTTTATCAAGGTAAAAGTCGAGATGGTATACTTAAAACTATTCTAAAACTTAAGAATTTAGATACTACTGTAGAAGTTATTCTACTGCCTGAGAATGACCCCGATGAGTGTATGAAGAAACATTCTCTTGAAGAATTTAAAAAATTTAAAAAAATATCTGCTATAGACTATCTCTTAGATAATATTTCTAAAGAAAGAATAAAAATGGATATTATATATGAGTATATATCAGGCTGTCCTAATATAGTAACTAAAGAAAAATTAATAAGTATTGTATCTAAAAAATTAGGTATTGGTAAAAGACAAATAACTAAGGAGATAGAGAAGTTAGAAGACAAAAATCCATTATATAATATCGTACAATATGTACAAGAAAAAGAGTCCTTTGAAGAATTACTTGAAGACTTTACTCAGTCTGCTTGGAATAAAGACTTTAAAGGTATATCCTCTGGATTTCCATTATTCGATTCCNCTGTAGGTGGATTTGAAAATACAATTTATATGTTCATTGCATTTCCAGAGAGCGGAAAATGTTTAGGTTATGGTACAGAGGTATTAATGTCAGATGGTTCTAAGAAAGAGGCGCAGTTAATACAGGCTGGAGATTTTGTAATGGGCGATAAGGGTCAGGCGGTTAGAGTAACAAGTATTGGTGGTGGTAAAGAGGAAATGTATAAAGTAGTTCCAAAAAAAGGTATACCCTGGGAGTGTAATAAATCACACATATTGGTAGTTAACTATAACACATCCAGAAATCTTACTTTAGAAATATCGGTTAAAGATTTCCTTGCTAAGAGTGAAGCATTTCAAGAAAGATGTAAACTAATTAAAACAAAGGTAGAGTTCCCAGAAATTCCTTTAGAATACGACCCATACTTTATAGGCTTTTGGTTAGGAGATGGGTCAGTAGATTCTCCCAGTATCACACAGAAAAGCAAATATCTAGATAGCTATTTTAAACTCTTTGCTGAAAACCACAAACTCAAATTTACACGAAATTCCTACTTAGCTAGATGTGATAGATTATGCTTTACAGGTACTCACGGAAGTCCTAATAAACTAACATCTGAACTGCGAACACTTTACTTTGAAGGCTCTAAACGAATTACTATTAAATACTTAAGAAATTCAAGAACTAATAGATTGCAGTTATTGGCGGGTCTAATAGACAGCGATGGCTACATAGATAAAAACTGCTATGAGATATTTACAAAATGGAAATCATTATCAGGGGATATTGCAGCTTTAGCACAATCTTTAGGTTTTATGGTTACTATTAAATTGAAACACAACAAAAGGTTTAATAAAAACTATTACAGGGTTTGCATATTCGGAGAAACCTCTGAAATACCTGTTAAGTATGATTATAAAAAAGCCACTAAGAGAGTTAGCAGGAGAAATGCCATGCATGTGGGCTTTAAACTAGAGCCTATAGGTGTAGACGACTACTATGGTTTTACTTTAGATAAAAATTCTAATGGTAGGTTTCTTTTAGGCGATTACACCATAACACATAATACTACAAAATTAATTAACTTTACGATGAATCTACTAAGAGACCCTAGAAATTATGTTGCTTTTTATTCTTTAGATGATGGTGCTAAGAGGGCTATACTACCTCGTATGATGAGTATGGTAACTGGTTTAACTTCAAAAGTTATTAAAGACCCAAATGAAAAGATACAGGATAAATGGCATAAGGGTATGAAACTTTTTCATTCTCTCAAAGATAATTTTATGCTTAAAGACGGTTCTCACATAAGAACTCTTAAGGATTTAGATAACTTTATAAAGATACATTATGCAATAGCAAACGAAAATGGTAAAAAATTTATTATCGTAATTGATAATTTACATGCCATAACTGCATCCTATAGGTTTGAGTCTACAGAGAACACAGAGAGAGTGGCAAACTATTTAAAGAGAGTTCCACAGCAATTTAATTGTCCTATTATCTGTACAGCAGAAGTACCTAAATCCTCAAGTAAAAAACCTACAGGGAAGGATATTAAGGCTAGTATTGATTTATGGTATGCTGCTAGATTTGTTGGAGGTATTTATAATGATTTTAACGAGAAAGGACAATCAAATCTTATTTGGCAGTTTACAAACCCTGAAACAAATGAGGAAAGAATGTTCCCTATAATGGAACTGTATGTATCTAAGAATCAAACTGGAGATTGTTGGCATGGTTCACTATACTACAAATTTAATCCTATAACTAGTATTATTACCGAGTGTAGCGCAGATGAAACTAAGTTACTTAGAGATGGGCAATTTTTATATTAAGGAGGTAAAGATGAGAGTAAATCTAGTAGTAGTAGCAGGAAATTTAACCAGAAATCCAGAGCTTCGTTATACACCTACTGGTAAAGCAGTAAGTACTCTAGGCGTAGCAATAAATAATGATTATACTGACTCTAATGGTGCTACCAAAAAAGATACAGTTTTTATTGACATAGCTGTATGGGGTAAACAGGCTGAAGCTTGTGCTAAGTATTTAACTAAGGGTAGACCTGTGTACATAGAAGGTAGGCTGAAACAGGATAGCTGGCAGAATGAAGAAGGTCAAAAAAGGTCGAAGATTAAACTTGTAGCAACTAAAGTACAATTCATAGACTACAAAAAGTCTACAGAAGACAAAGAGGTTAAAGATAACATCAAGCCTGACGAAGAAACTATCACCCCAACTGTAGATGGTACTGATGGTATAGCTGAGTTGGATAAGCTAGACTTATAAACGTAGTACAAGGAGTTAAAATGAAATTTAGAGAAGAAAAATTTGATACAATAAAAATAAAAACAGGAAGTGAAGAAGACGTTACAAAAGCCATTGAAGAAATTTCTGTTACACACATAATTATTGACATGCAATATGGGTTTACAGTGGACAGAGACAGTGTTATGTGGTATAGTGTACTAATCATAGCGAGGAAGAAATGAGCAAACCTAAACTAATTTTAATGGTGGGCAATATAGGTTCTGGTAAATCTACTTATGTAAAAAACTTTGTTAAAGAAGGTTATGTAGTAATCTCTAAAGATGATATACGCTATATGATAGGAGCGGGTAGTTATATTTTTAACCCTGATTATGAAGAAGCTATACACGAAGCTGCAATGGAGTTGTTCTGGGAATTTTTAGAGAAGGGTGTAAATATAGTTATAGATGAGACTAATATGGATGTAGCTACCAGGAAAATCTATTTATCATTGGCATACTCTTCAAAATATACAACAGAGGCTATTGTAATGCCTAAACTATCTATGGCTGAGTCAGTCAAGCGCAGACTTGGAGCTAATCATGGTAATGCATCTAAAGAAGTTTGGGAAGAGGTTTATACTAGGAAGGAAGCTGCCTTTGAAATGCCAACTCTAGAAGAGGGTTTTGATAGCGTAATAACTATGCAATTATGAAATGTACTAACTGTAATAAAGAATTTGATTATCCTGAGATAAAGGGTGATGGAAATTTTCGTTACCATCCATTCTTAGGTGAGATAGAAGATACAGTAGATTGTTGCCCATATTGTCAAAGTATACTTCCACATGGTATACTAGAGTAGGAGTTAATATGAAGAATAATAACTATTTAATTAAAAAATATCGAAAACAGATAGCGGAAATACTAGCAGATAGGGGTTATATAACATGTCCTAGTTGCGGCAGAAGTAATCTTGAGTATTTTAGATGTTTATATAGAGATTGTTCAGAGTATCATAAGGACTTAGAGACTATATCTTACCAGATAAAAAAAGCGCAATATCTAAATGATACGCTGGAACTGCTAGAGATACTTAAAAAGGAGAAATTATTATGAAAGAAAGAATAAAAAAATTATTAGCTAAGATATTGGTGATGTTAAATGACGATATTATTAATTTCAACACATATGATATCGATTATAACGAAGTAGATGAGTTATACAGATACTTATTACATAATGAAGTAAGTACAGTTGAAGTTAGAGATAAAAATGAAATTCCCAATATGGTTAAAGATGAGCTTAGTAAAATAGCAAAAATAACTTTAAGTGTAACAGAAGCAGAATTACTCGACTTTATTAAAGCCTCAGAAGATAAAGTAACTATAAAACTAATTGAAGAAAAGTTAGGAAAATCATTTACAGGTGCTTTAGGTAAACTATTAGGTAAAGAACTGATAGAGTCAAAAAAATATAGAGAAGACTTTAGTCCACTATCTCCTACTAAGATGATTAAATATTATGCTATTAAAGAGAGAATAAAGCAATGATAACTTTAAAACTTTTATTATGGGTATTTATGCTTGCTGCATGTTATAGTATGGTTGAGGTGCAGGTGGAAGGGAAAGATGGCTGGGCAAAAAAACTACCTACATTCAGACTTAATATATTTATAACTAAATTATTAATAGGAAAACCTCTTACTGGGTATCATATATTCATGCTAGCTACATTTGTAACAGTGTTTCATGGAGTATATATATTCATGCCTTGGTCTAAATTTGTAGAGGCTCAGGTATGGGGCTGGTTATTTATTTATTTTATTTTGGAAGATTTTCTTTGGTTTGTTTTCAATAAACATTATGGTATTAAAAAATTTAAAGAGGGAAAAATTCCTTGGCATAAAAGATGGTTATGGAAATTACCTTTAAGCTATTGGACTTTTGGTATAGTAGGCATAGGTCTATTATATTATGGTATACAAGGAGGTATAGTGTGAATAAGATAAGGAGAAATAAAATGAAAAAAATATTTTCTTTAATCCTATTATTAACTATAGCATTTAATATAATAGCATCACCTGTTGAGTTATATTTTATAGAGACTAGAACCTATCCTCAGATGAAAAGAATGGTAGTATATTCTAAGCATGGTAATATATGGAAAGTACATATAGAAAGTGAACCTTTACCTATTTTTATAGATATAACTTGCTATATTGTTTATGATAAAGATGGTAAGTTATTGGGAGGCTGAGAAATGAAACAGATACAAGTAAAGAAAAAGGGAAATAGTACTTGGGTTGGTATAGTAGTACCTGTAGGTTCTAGAGATGAAGAAAATAGAATAAAGGGGATATCTCATTTTACTGAACACATGTTATTTAAAGGAACTAAGAATAGAACTAAAGAACAAATTAAAAGAGAGATGGATGCCTATGGTGCAACATTAAATGCATACACAGGGGAGGAAGTAACCTGTTACTGGGTTCAAATAGATAATAAGTATAAAGATAAAGCTGTTGATTTATTAACTGATATGGTAGAAAATCCAGTATTCGATAAAATAGAATTAAATAAAGAACGAGAAGTAATCATGCAAGAATTAAAGATGTATGAGGATAATCCACTTTATCATATATGGGATTTGTCGCAGACAAGTATGTTTCCATTAACATCGGGATTAGGAATAACTATTATAGGAACCAAAGAATCATTATATAAAATTAATCAAGAAGAGTTTAAAGTGTTTCATGAGAAGTACTATAAAAATCCTACATTAATAATTGTAGGAGACATCGAAGAAGACGTGATAGATGTGTTCCAGCATGATGTACGATTTGCTCAAGAATTGAAGTATTCATATGACACAGTAATAAAAGAACGTGAGGGAATTTCGCAAGCGTGTATGACAGTTTCGGGTGTTGTACCTTTTCTCAGTCATAGTTCAATTAGCAGTTGCTTTTATTTAGAAATGATGAAAGCGTTATGTAATGCATTTTCAGGTAGAATATTTGATGTGATTAGAGAAAAGAATAATTTAGTTTATTCTACTTATTTTACATATGAGTTACTAAACTGTGGAACAATAATATGGTCAGTATTTGCAGGATTAGATGCTAAGAACATTGACAAAGCAAGAAGATTGATAGACGAAGAGCTAACAAGACCATTTACCTCAGAAGAAGTAGAATTTTCATTGAAAAAGAGAATCGGAGAAATATCATTAATGGTAGATAGTACAGCGACTTACGGGAATAGAATAGTTAAATCGCTAAATAGACAAATTCCTTTTCAAACTTATAATAACGATTATAAACTAGCTTTAAATGATGTAAGTTATAAAGTAAATGATTACCAAAGAGGGATGAAATTTAATAGGAATAAGCTAGTAGCAATAGTACCAAAGGAGAAATAAATGTATACTATTAAACTAAGAATTATAGACATAAGAGATATTAAAAATTTTTTTACTAGAGTATTTGATAGGATTAAATTTATACTATCTAGACCTAAGTATTGTGTAGGAGTTACATTTACTGCTTTTGAAGAAGAGCACACTGTTACCAGCATAGAGAGAGACTGGAAATATAATGCCTGGTACTATACAGTAAATAACTCCGAATCAGAATATAGTGAATCTTTAGTATATTTTTATCTAAACTATGATAAGCTAGATTATTATTTAGTAGACTATCCCCGCAAGAAAGCAGCTAGAACAAAACTACCTTTAAAAATTTATTATTTCCCCTTCTAACTCGTAAAAATATATAGGTCTAATATGCCTACACCTATCTACTCTCTAACCACCTAATAGGTGTTTAACCCTCTCTTATACATATCCTATCCCTATAGCCCACAACCCCCTATTCTAGGGGCTTCTGAGCATATCTCATACATTCTCTCTATATATCTCTTTATATCTTACTTGCCCTATACTGGGGGCTTCTATGCCCCATCGCCTATGGCGAAGCTAGTATTTACTAGCTAATCATAGAGCCTCTTCTAGAGGCTTAAACATACAATACTATGTATTGATGCATACATATATCTGTACGTATACGTACATATTTGTGTACATTATGACCTTTAGGGAATTGACTGCCGAAGGCAGCTATGAACAACTGTGAATAGAAACTCTAAAGCTCTCTTAGAGCTGAGGATGTATCGCCTTTGGCGAAGATATATATAATATGTATGGGGGTATATATAGCCCGAATGGGCATAGATATATAAGAGCATGAGGCGAGGATTGAGCGTATGCGAGTTTAAATCGAAGTGAGCAAAGCGAATCTGAGATTGAAAACTCAAGCGTTTCCCGCTTTTCTTTGCCTGGTAAGGAATTAAACTATGCGGGGAATTATGTTTCTTATGCGGATTTGCTTTTAAAATAGAAAAGAGCAGCTACCTAATTAGAAATAGCTGCTCTCTCCTGACCCATATGTTAGGGTTTATGAACTATATTCTGTCTATCGTTTTACCTTGATTGTTTAACACGTAACATACTCTGTCTGTAAGAATCGTTCTTAAATGATTTTTTTCTGTTTCTAAGCCCAATCTTTTAATCGCAGTATCTACTGTGATATCTACCTCTTTTCTTTCTAGGAGATTAATACACTCTCCTCTGTCTGTAGCTTTTTCCAAAGTTGTCCAAGTTGAATGGATAATCTCACATTCAAAATACGACCAACCATCCTTACTATTTTTAATCTTAACTATCATACTCTCCTCCTTTCTTTCTACCTATCTACCTATATACAATGGATACAACCCTATGTTATACCCTTCTTACACCAGTTCTTAGATATTCATTAGTTAGTTTAGCTATTTCTACCTTATTAGCTGACCTAGCTCTAGCTATCTCTCTCTCTACATCAAAGAAAGGTAATTTATAAAAAGTTTTATTGGTAAGTTCTGCTGTAGTTTTTTTATTACTTACATCATATAATATACTGTGAATAACTAAGTTATCTGATTCCTCTGAAGGTAATGAAGTATTAGTTATAGATAGCTTACCTAAAAGTGTTAAGTCTGTATCTAAACCATCTATTTCTAAAGAGCCTCCAAATTCAGGTTTATAGAAATTCTTTAATTGATTTAAATAGGCTAACATTAAATTAGTGTCATCTATGGGGGAACTAGAAGAAACTACCTTTTTAAAAGCCGATTCTTTTATAACTCCTACTCCACCAGGATGTCCTGTAGAAATCGTAACTTTAAGCGGTTCGTCTTCTCTAATAGCATATCTATAGCTTATAGTAGTTTGTGTTGGTCTTAATATTTTATTCCCTCTCCATGAATTCATGATACTAGCAGCTCCTGGGGAAACTTTATCAGTAATATAAATAAAACTATGCCCTGGAATAGTGTTAATATGTTCTGGAGTCATAGTCCAATCTCCAATTAGAGGTAAAATATTTCCTGGAGTATTATCAAAATCGTGTACTGCGCCTGTTATGCCCAAGTTCCCTGAATAAATATCATTTAATTTTAAAAACTTAGCTGCTATATCGGGGTTTGAGGGTAACTCTGTTACTAGTGTTTTTCCAGGAAAATACATAAAGTAATAAATGTATCTATCATATTTAGTATCCAAGAAACAAAATATACCTGTTTTAGTATTAAGCTTAGGGTCAATTATAAACGCATCTGTCGGTTTATAACCAGTAATCTCATTTAATGTCCATGCTACCTCTAATGTTGGGTAATCAAAGATACCCTCTCCTGAAATTTCTCTTACTGGGAAATCACCGACAAGTACTAACTTACTTCTTGACCTTGAATGGTCTTCTATGGGGCGAAAACTTAAGACCTTAGTGATGCTCGATACAGACTCCCCCCTAGAGGGTATCCTAAAACTTTTAATTAAAGTGCCTGAAGTAAATTTTTCAAAATTAAGTACTCCACTCTTATCTATATAATATACATGGTCTCCAAAATATCTAGCAGCCCACTCTAATACTGTTTGCACACTCTCGTATGTCCATTCTACTTGAGGAGCCATAGTTCCTGGTAAGTTTATATTAGCGCCATTCAATCCTGCTCTAACAAGTATATCCTTAACTATAGTTTCTAGAGTTACAGTATTCTGAGAATTCTCACTATCTGGCGGTATATATGTAAAATAGGCTGGTGTAATATACTGGCTTAAGTAATTCTTTAAATCTCTGCATGTATATACTATTGATTCGCCTTTACCAGTTAGAGTTCTCTTCTTACTGGAAATAAACCCAGTAAATGAACTTTCGTAATCTCCACTTTGGTTTATAATATACCCAAAAATTCTTTCACCTACGGTTAAGAGTGCTGTTGCATCAAAATCAGAAATTTGTATTACAGTCATTGTGCTGCCCTCTATAGATAAGTGTATATTATCTATATAGATAGCTGCTCCATTTGCAAATATTCCTGATTCTGTTACTATACCACCTCCGCCAGCTACAAAATTATTATAATTTCCTGAAGTAAAGTATATAGAATCAAAAGGTAATACAGAGTTACCTATAAAAACCTGAACGGGGTTATAACCACCACCACTGAACGTCCCCATATTAGAATCTCCTCCAGGCATTGTTATAATATCCATACGGCTTAAGTTACTAACACTATTACTAGGTTCACTGGAATTAGAGCTATCATTTACATTTACAACTCCACCTTCTTCGGGGTCATCTAAAGGAGCAGCTTTATCACCTAGCCACACTGTAATACTCATAGGCAACATGAATGAGCTAGTTTGACATTCAAAACCATCCCCAGATGTTTCTACTACCTGTGCTGAATCATTAAGAGGTTCTACAGTTAAATCATCGTATACAGGCACAGTACCCGTACCTCCATCGGGAAGGGGTTTTTGTTGTATATCCCCCGCCAGAATCATGTTATCATTAAACAAAGTGCCATCTGAACCTGAAAAACTACCACTTAAGTTACCGTAACCAAAGTTTAGTGCGGGTAAGGTTAAAGTACCATCTAGAGTTAAGTCAAACCCGTTATCTCCATCCTCAAAAGTAATACCTAAAATTTGTTTATTTAATCCCAATGGAACTAAAGTCTTTAATTGACTATAAAAATTACTCCAATCTATCTCTACATCTTTTTTTGTTATTCTATAACTATCGTGGCTGCTCCAAACATTCCATACAAGAGTTGCGGGTGGATTGTCTAGCCAAATTTCTCTGCGTATAAATACATCTCCTGCTGCTGGAGACTCTTCATGACAGCTTTGTTTTTGAATCTCAGCCGTACCACCTATTTGCCAAGAACCTTCGACAGTTTCAGCTCCAGGGCATATAAAGCCAGCACCACAACCAGGCGTAAAACTTGCGGTGGATAAGCGTATGTCTGAACCTAGTAAGCGCATAGTAGTTGTGCTTTGCCTCCACCTTAAAGGTATAGTTACTTGTGTACCACCTAAAGCTCCTGAATTAGTATCATTAGCTGGATTTATATAAGGATATAATGACATTATATTCTGTCCTCCCTAGTAATGGTATATGTTAAATCTGTTTCAAAGTGTATTTGCCCTGGTTTTATTATATTACTTAAAGCATCTGTTACAACTAATGTATAATAATTAGTAAATAAAGTTTCTATAGTTTCTCCTTCAAAAGTTAATACTCTTCCAGCTATATCATAAACCTTAACAGATACATCATGCGAACCTTCTGTAGATATTGCTATTTTAGGAGGTTCTTGTCTTTCATCAATACCATTGAATAACACTGTACCTGGAAATCGTATATCTGGAGTGTCTAAAACAGTGTATGTAGAATAAAATACTTTATGTATAATTAATAAATATGAAGGAAGATTTTGTATAGTTCCCATTAAATCGGAATATACCTCTACCCATTCAAAAGAGTTAGTACTGGTATTGAAACAAAATAGAGCCAACCAATATGGACTTACAGCTACGTTTGCAAGTAAAGAATAAACACTAGAACTATATGCATAAGCATTATTTTTATAATATACAGTTCCTAAGCTCATTTGTAAAGTACGCTCAGATTCATCCTTAACTAATGTATCAAAACCAGTGAAACTAGTGGGATTAATTGTGTCTGCTAAGTTACCGTCATAATAAACTTCAATTTTATCTATAGGTACTTCATCAGAGTAATCCAATTCTAATACATTTTTTCCAAATATAACATTTGAATTTAAAGTACTTGTATAATATGCAATAGGTATACTTTCAGAGTATACAATAGAACCATTAGAATACTGCATGTATAAAACTATATTTCCTTCTGACTGGCTAGAAAAATCTATATCCAAAGTATTATTTATCGGACTACTAGTTGCGCTCCAGCTTATCTCATCAAAACTATATCTATAGCTTTCTATATTTAGAATAGATAAAACAGTAAGTGAAGTACTGGTTACATATGGAGGAAAAACACTAGCATATTTAGAATGATTTATATTAATATTAAAAGACTGAGACTGCCCCAAAGTATCCTGTAAAATTATTGTAAACTTAGATAAAGCTAAAGCTGAATAAGTATTTATTTTAATTCTACTGTTCTTGAATAATCCATTTTCTAAAGTGGGTGTAAAAGAAACAATATCTGTATTTATTCCCAGAGCCTCTACCGAACTAATAGATTTAATTGGTTGATTAAACTCTATAACCCAATAATCTGCAGAAGATACTATTAAGTTGTAGTCGGTTCCTGTTACAAGACTACCATCTTTCAAGTTACCCACAAATAGGGGCTCAATTTTAAACGGAAAACTCATCTGGTATATATTAACTTTTAGTAAAGAAGAATTTTCTGCAACCTGTATGACTTTAACTGTCAGTTCATCTAAGGTTTTAAGTTCATCTGTCATTCCAAAATAATAAATGTCGGAATACTCGCTATTAGCTGCTGCAATAGTAACAGTTTTCTTTAAAACTCCCGCAGCGTAAATATTTAATATAGTTGAACCAGCAGAACCAGTATCCTTCATAAAAATGCTATAACCATATAAACAGCCATACACTGTTATGGGGGAAGTACTTACATTGATTGTAGGTATATCCCATTTGTATTCAAAATTAATAAGATTTGGACAGAATTTATTTTCATATATTGATTTCCACTGAAACTCAGGATTAGGTATTAATGCGTGCCTATCAACTCCAGCAAATTGAAAAATTGGAGAAAGTTGGTTTGTGGCAGAAATTATTGCCGAATCAAAAACTATATCATAAGAGTTTATTCTAGTCCAAACAGTGTAAATTTTACCCGATGCCGAGCTTTCTATGGCTGCTATCCGAGTATCCTCTACAGCATCATCGGTTAGGTTAACTTGAGCCCCCCAGCTTCCAGCACTATTAGTTTTGTATGCTACGTTGTAATTACTTCCATCATAATCCTTCCAAACTATAGCCACGTAAGTCTGAGATGTGCCTAACGAAGGTTGAGTATCATTTACATTATCTGATATAGCCGTACCCGCATCCCAGCTTGAGCCATTATAAGTGTAGAGTACTATTCCCGATGCTGTATTAGTAGCTATATATATTTCTGAATCACTGACTTTAAGAACATTAACTGTTCCGTTACTGACAGGTAATGTATTGGTTATTACATCAGATGCCCAGGAACCACTCCATTTTAGTATTACTAACTCAGCCCCATCTCTAACTATAAACCATATATCCGAGCCTTTAGGAATTATATCTGTTAGATTGGGATTACTTGCTGTAGCTGTTTCCGCTCTTTTAACCCAATTAACCCCCTCATCTACCGAATCCCAAGCCCATACTTTATTAGTAGATGAATGATTTGCACCTATCCAAATATCTCCATTAGCTCTCCTTGTAATACAAGGTATTTTTGCATTTCCTGTTCTTACTGTATATATTGTTCCATTACTCCACGAACCACCAGAGTAAGTTAATTTTCTGTATTTTATACTTGCACCAGTAGATACCGACCAAGTTAATAAAATATCATTGTTGGTATCTATATAGATATCGAAGTCGCCTGGATTATCTGCTACATCACCAACAGCCAAAGCAGCATTCCAAGAAGACCATGTAGTTCCCCCATCAGTAGATATTTTGTATTTAATATCTATACCTACTGCACCCTCTACTCTAGAAAATAAAACTATAGTTCCTAAAGTAGTTTCTACTAGTTTTCTTTGGTTTGAATCTATGGTAGGGTTTGGTGTGGTTACTGTATCTATCAATGTATAAGCCATGTATCTCCTTATAAATGGAATTTTAGTATTTTACTACTTAGATTATCTATTTTAGTACTGCTCATAGTTATACTTCAGAGACTTTTAACAAATTCCATAATAAAAGTATTCGATTTAAGGTCGCTAGATTCCTGTGAATAGCTTTTTAAATAGCAGTCAGGTAAAGTATATGTATTACTTGTAGATGTATCTGTTATAATTATATCCCCCACTTCATTTAACGAAAATAGGGAATCAAAGTTATTAAAGTATTCTTCCAAGGCTATTCTAGAATTCCTTGCTACAAAGCCAGTTACGGTTATATTTGTTTTACCTCCACCCAATTCATAAGTAGACCATATTTTAATACCCTTTGCTCTGGGTATAATACGTTCATCTGTATTGCCAGAGTAATTAAAAGTTATAAAGGCATGGTCTCCTATTTTAACATTTCTCCAAGCAATCTCATATTTACTGGTTACTGTCATATATCTCCCTATTCATTTGCTTGTTGTGTTTTAAACCTACTTAGGGTTTCAGCTAGGGTCTCAATTTTATAATTAAGACTGGTGTAATGTCGTACTAAAACTTTTAAAAATTTAGTTATAGTGGCATCGTTCTTAGCTAAAGGTGCTCTTAATGCAGGTACAAGGGATAGTATACCTCCTGCAGTAGTTGTAACTCCCGCAGCTAGAGCATTAGAAGGCGCACTTACCATTCTAGATGCATTCGATGACCACCTATCCATCATACCCTGAGCTATCCAGCCACCTATAGTCATGAATAGTTTAACTTTTGTATGTAATGTAGCAGCAACAGCATCTCCCAATGCTTTCCCAATAGGCGCAAACTTAGGCGCTAATGCTTCAATGCCTATACCTATATTGAGTATCATTAAATCTATTAAACTAGAAAATAACGCACCTAATTTTGTAAGAGTATCACCTGTAACTCCCTTTGTACCAGTTTTAATTATTTTACCCTCTCCCCCACCTGGAAGTACTGCTCTTCCGTATTCTGCCACTTCAAAAGTAGTTGATTTATTTAAGAGTGCATCTAAAGATTGTATTCCATCAGTTAATAACTTTACAAAATTTCTGGCAATAGGCTCTAAAGTTTCTTTTAAGTCTCTAGCAATACTTTTGAAAACACCTTTATTACGCTTAATAGTTTTAAAAACATTATCTAGAGCCCCTCTAAAAATTATCAAAATATCCAATAGCTCAGGTGCAATCGCATCAAACATAGTGGAATAGACGGCTTTAAATATATTACCTATTCTACTTGCCTCTACGCTTACACTGTCTCTAACCCTTGCAAACATTTTTTCCAGCATACTTGTAGGTGCTCTATCTGCTTTTTCTATCTTTGCAAGTTTTACTACTAGCTTATCTAAGTTATTTAATAAAATAGTTATACCCGTACCACTTCTAACACCAAATGCTCTAGCTATTACCTCTGTAGGTACACTTTGTTTTATCCTTTTCAAAGCCTCCGCCATAGGTTTTAGTTTACCCCCAGCTAGTGCAAACTGAGTATCCGCACTCGACATACCTTTATTTAATATGTTCATTTTGGTACTAAGGTCGGATATTTTATCAGTTATCTTTGCATATGACTCTGATGTAGTATCTCCAGCTAGTGCCATATCTAGTTGTGTCTGTTTTAAGCCATTCATGTCTTTCTCTAGTTCAGTTATTACTGTTCTACCCTTAACAATGGTATCCCAATACTGTTGACTGGCTGCATTAACTTCAAAGATATTAACTCCGTACTCAGCAAACACTCTGTTAGTTTTAGATGAAGCAGATGCTAGTTTTTGAAATGCACTCCTTAAGTATATACCTGATTTTGAAGCATTTAAACCAACATCTTGTAAAGTCATAAGTGCTGCCAAAGTCTCTTTAATTGTTCGTGTACTTTCTCCAAAAGCTGTAACTGCTATTGGTGCAACATATTTCATTGATGTGAACAAATCTTTTAGTGTCATCTTAGAATTAGTAAATGCTGCTGTCATAATATTGGCTATTCTAGGAACTTCTTCCATAGTAACATTAAATGCCTTAAATATACCTATAGAATCATTAATAACATCATTAATTTCCATACCACTTATAGTAGCTAGTTTCATTGCGGATGTAGCTAAAGTTATAGATTCCTTAAGACTAAAACCAGCTATTGCTGCTGTGTATAATCCAGATTGCACCTTTTCCATAGTAAATTGAGCTTGTATTGATAGTGCTCTAGCTGCATCGGTAGCTCCTTTAAAAGCACTCTTAAACAAAGCCCCACCCTTAGACATAACTGCAGCAGTTAATTTTCCAGCCAGGTTAAGTTTGACCATTTCACCAGTAAGAGATTTTATATCTTGCACAAACTTAGAAACAGCCTGTGTTACAGCTCTTATAGCCATAAAAAAAGCAAATACTACTGCCGTTCTAAATACTGCCCGTAATGAGGAACCTAATAATCTTAAAGCTCCGCCTAACCTGCCTACACCAGCAGTTGCTTTGCGTGTTCCTAAGATTACCTCAATCATTAACTTTCGTGTTACCATCAGAACCTCACGTCTCCAGTTTTCAGTTTCTTGTCAAACTCTGCTAAAGGTTTTCCAGACATAGTCCATAATTGTCTTAATTGATTTATTAATTGTTCGGAAGATTTTTCTGGGTTTTCAGTATCAACTTCCTCTGGAAATATTGAATCTAACTTCTCTAGTTTACCATTAAAGGCACAGGCACATGCCATACCTATAAGCTTAGTCATAATCGAATACTCTCTTTTTTTCCTAGAAGCTATTAGTTTGTATAAGTTTGAAATTACATCTATAGGAAGCTCTAGAATATCTGGTATTGTCCAGGAGTATTCTGAAGCGAGGGTATCAACAATTTCTAATACATCTTTATTCTTCATTCTTACCTCTAAGCTATTACTGTACTGTCGTTACCTATAGAATTCATTTGACCACATGCTGTCTGAATTATAATTAAAGCTGCCTTTAAAGGAAACTTTTTAATTTCGGCTTTAGTAATAGTATTATAATCTTGTAGTACTAGCAATACTGCATCAGCCATTATATCTACTTGTTTTTTCATGTCTGTTTCAGTCTCTAGCTCTTTCAGCATAGAACTTACGTCTATTACCCCCTCTAAAGATATAGGGTGTACTTTAACAACTCTTCCATCCAGTTCATACTCAGTTATTTCTGATAAAGAAATTTTTTTCTTTCCTTCCATTTTAAACCTCCGTGTTAGGTCAACATAATATACCTAGAACATCTAGGTATCAACTTAAGTTGTTTCATCTAATATATAAGCATATGTAAGTTCAAACCAGTATTCTTGGGCTGTGTCATCTGTTTTTAATCCAGTACTATCAAGTCTAACCATGCTTATTATCTTATAAGTAGAATCTGCTAAACTAGACTCGCCCTTGTTTATAAGGTAATCCACCCTACTAGCTATATCTATACATACACTATGAGCATTTTTTATTGTACGAGAAACTACTGCTTGAATATCTAATTTACCTATATCTGCAGGAATGTTATTCTGGTCTTCTCCTACGTTTGTAGATACTACCACATATTTTTCCTTCCGTATGGGAGACTCTTGAATAAAAACACTATTAGCATCAGTGAGTAATGCTATTAGTGTACTGTCATTTCTAAGTACTTCAATAATTCTTTCAGCTAAAATAGTCATAATTATTATCCGTGAGCGATTATATTAACAATACGTTTAGTAGCAGCATATTGCGTTCTGTCAAAGTATTTTAATAAGTCTTTATACGCCTTATCCCTAAAGAACCTTCCTTTAAACTTTCCACGTTTTACCGATGTAAATACGAATTTTCCGTCTTTTGCTTTTGCCATTAACACTGAGTTACCCCTAGCTTTTTTCCAGTTTGAGGCTGAGAAAGTCATTCTTGGGCTACCTTCTATTCTACCCTTTCCTTTTTGACCTCGCTCTATAACAAACTGATATTTAATATGCTCTGGAACAAAGGCAATGCCTGAAATACTTTGTGTTTTAGGCGTTACTATGGAGGTTATACCTCCCTTTAACCTTCCTGTTGACCTATTAGTTCTAGGAGCATGTAACTTCATACGCTTCTCGGCATACTGGGTTAGTTTAGCCACAAAGTTTAAACCTACATTATATATTTTTATCTCTGCAGTGCTTAATGATAGTATAAAAGCTTTTAATTGTGAATCATTGACAGCTACTGCTTGCATTAATTATTCTCCATCTTTTTTAAATAAACCTCGTAATGATGATTTTGTCCTGCTGCATCGTCTATATTAATTACCTGATACTTTACATTATTAAATATTACTATAGAGTCTAAACTAATATTAGCTGTAACTTTAAAGAATCCTAGATATGTGGCTAACTCAGATTTACCTTTAACACTAAACTCTATAGTTTGACCTAAATTTTGGATTAAACAGGGTTCCGATGCTTCAGTCTCTGCGATTGTCTCTGTAGGAACTCCGAATCTGTCTATATCTCCGCTATTGTATGTTCTAGAAAGTATAGTCGCTGTCTGAGTAAGTAAATCTGTAAAACTTTGGTCTGACATAATATTCCTATTGAATTATTCCTGTTTTAAGTTGTCCGTCAAAGCCGAAATACATATCTCTAAGATAATATAACTCCATATCTAAACTATCTATAAACTGCTCTAGATTACTGGCTACTGTTCCGTAAGTTTTAGAATACTTACCTATAGTTATTTTTTTAACTGATGCAGATACTACGGTAGGTTGAAATATTGCTAGATTTTTTAGGGTTAAGGTGCTTACTATAGCATCATTTATATAATTAGGAGTATAGGCATTTATAGTATATCCTACCACAACCTTATCAGAAAAACCTCCAGAGTACCATAACATACCCGTGTCTTCATTAACTTTAACATTAGTGCCTATATTTATAGAAACTGTAGTAGACCCCACAACTAAGGAGTCTATACTCTTTATATCCCTATCTCTAAGAGCAATCCAGGAAGTAGATTGACCTATAAATTCCCTATGTGTTCTAGTCGTGTCAGCAGCTTTTATTCCTAACATTGCCAGCATTTGAGCCACAGCCCAGTTATAAACCGCATCTGGTATAGTATCTGCAGAAACACCTATAACAGCTGCTATATCGGATTTAGAAATTAAACTCATTACCTTCTCCTCCAAGTATCAAGAAAAAAAGTTCTTAATCTTGTTTTATCTATATTTTTTAAAGTTTCAGATATTGTTCTTTTAAGGTCTTCTTTGGGTACATAAAAAATACCCGAAAAAATGTAAATTTTGTTAGTAACTACCTCTTTAACTGCCAGATTATCCTCGAATAAAATTGCTCCAAAAGTCTTAATCTTGCGAATAACCACCAAAGGCTTAGTTAAGTCCTTCTTAATATATGCACAAATTTTATCTAAATCTGCATTAAAAAGGCTATTGTTTATTACTATAATAAGATTACCCTCTTCAGGTTTAATCCTAGATAAATCAACCCTTTCTCCAAGATGCTCCGACTCAATAGTGAGTGCTTTTTGGACAGTGGCTAATATAGCCTTATCTCCTACATTGTGTCTACCGTATATCCAGGCTTTCAACATAATATCCTCCTTACACTATTAAAAACGAATAAGTACTGTCCTAAAATAGGTTATTTACAGTATTCCAAAATTTTATGTCCGATTGTGTTACAGCTTCTCTAAGTCCTTTAGTATCAAAGTAATATGAAAGTATACCTAAATTACCATTATGGATTAATTGGCAGCCACAAAGTAAAGCTTCTGCTGTAGTTCTGCTAAAAGATTCATATATATTAGGTAAATGAATGTAATATTTATACCTATTATACACCTCTGGTAAGCTTTCCATAGATATTCCCCCTTTAAATGTGGTATTACCCAGCCACTCTATAGCCTTAAGCCACTTATCGGACTGACAATAACCATAGAAATCTATCTTTTTAGGATTGTTTTTAGCGTAATTAATTACATTACCTATACCTTTACCCTCATGCAGAAATCCTACAAATAATATTTTATCCTCTCTCTCTGTATTTTTATTTTTGAATATGTCTGGTACTGTTGGGGGTATGCATACATGTTTCTGTTCGGGAAAATGTTTTAGGTATATATCACGCTGTCCTGGAGACATATATATATTTAATATAGAATTTTTAAGTAGGTCAGGTGTTTGAAGACAGGTATTCATCCATCTGCCACAATCTTGAACTAAGCAAATATACTTTTTATCCCTCATAATATAATCTCTATTACGCAAAGATAAATTAAAATTATTGCTAAGAATTATTAATTCTGAATCGTCAATATTTACTTTATTAACACTATCACAAAGTACTGGAGTTATATTGGCTATTAATTTTTTACCTCTCTTTATCAGTAAACTATCAGTTATTTCAGCACCTCCATAAGGATATTGCCACAAAGAAAAATCCGAAATCCAAAGTATCTTTTTTCTAATAAGTTTATTCACTGGTATTCTCCATAAAATATCTTAATTCTTCTAATTGTTTTTTGTAACATGGTATTTTCTGACCATACTTAATTGGTTTACTACACAGCAATGTTTTATTCTGCACTAACTCATCACAAGGTATTAGTTTAATATCGGACTTTAACCATAATTGTTGTATGAAAAATAATAACTCAAACTTACTTATAGAAAACATAGGTGCTAACTGATAGAGCCCCGTAATATTAGATAGCATTAACTCCTCTAATCTCTTAGCCAACTCTAGAGTAGTTACGCCATTCCAGAAAACCTTTGTATACCCTTTTACTTCTCCACTCTGATTAAGAAACCAATTAAATAAACCAGTACCATTGCTCTTTAGTTCATCACCTATTATAGACATCCTAATAGTTAAGTCTTTTTTATTATTTATTTCCCCTTCTCTTTTAGTTACTGCATAAGCACCTGTGCCATCGGGTGTATCTGTATCCTTATACCAACCAGAACCCTCTCCAGAAAATACACAGTCTGTGCTTAAATGTATCACCCTAGTCTTAGGTTTAACTGTAATATATTCCAGAAAATGTGGGAAACATCCGTTTATTTCCTGAGCTAATTCTATATCTTCTTCGGATGCCTTAACTAATAGCCCCACGCAATTAATTAGGTAGTCGAACTTTTCTGTTAATACTATACCCCTAAGTGCTTCTATATCAGAGAGTTGTGAAAAATCTAGTTTATAGTCAGGTTCTATCAGCTTACTATCTCTGGCTGTAGTTTTTATCTCATACTTATTTAAAGATTTAAGATACTTTACTATTGTATGCCCCGCCATACCAGAGGCTGCTAGGACTAGTATTTTCAACATTTTAAAAATCCTCCCTTGTCCAGCATACTTCGTATCTCAGCTAAACTCATAAGTTTATCATTAGAGGTAAATTTTTTAAAAGTAACCTTCTTCCCAGAATAAATATCAGATGTATTGGGCATTACTATAAAATATTTATTATTATACTCATAAGCTTTTGGAGCTTCATGTTCACTCAATAACATTTCATGTATTTTTTCGCCCTCTCTAATTCCAATAAGTTTAATCTTAGTATATTTGTTACCGTAGTATTCAGCAAGAACTTTAGCTAAATCTGTAATCTTACAAGATGGCATATTCATAACAAATAAAGCCCCTGAAATATCACAAGTTGCTGCTGTAAATAATAATGAGACAGCCTCTGGTAGTGTTAAAAAATATCTAGTCATTTCTGGGGAAGTAACAGGTATAATATTATCCCTTTTAATTTTATCTATAAATAAAGGAACAACACTCCCATTTGACCCTAGAGCATTACCACCTCTAATAACTATAAACTTTGTAGTATCAGAATTTCTACCAGCCTCTTGTATTATGTGTTCTCCTAGAGCTTTAGTAATTCCGTATACATTGAATGGTTGACACGCCTTATCAGTAGATACATCAATTACTTTATCAACTTTATTTTTTAAAGCAGCCTCTACTATATTTTGAGTTCCAATTATATTAGTTTTAATAGCTTCATCTGATTGTTCTTCACAAATAGGTACATGCTTTAGTGCTGCTAGATGGAATATAAAGTCAACTCCTTTGCAAGCTTTATCTACAGATTTAAAGTCTCTCACATCTCCTATAATATATTTTAGTCGTGAGTTATTATTAAACAACCGCTTCGATTTAACCTGAGCATACTCGCCTCTCGAAAACATCCTTATTTCCTTAGGTCGAAATTCTAGTAGCTGTTTAGTAAGTTCTGTGCCCCATGAACCCGTAGAACCAGATATAAATATAGTTTTATTTTTGAAAAGTTTTTTCATCTGCTTCACACTCCCAAGGTATAATCAAATCAGCATATTTTTTACTTTGGCGAACACATGCTGCCTCTCGCTCAACTACAAATTTTCTAAATTTATTATCTGGATTTTCCTTACCTCTACCTTTTCTAAATTGGTAAGTATCCGAAGTAGTACCATCTAAGTAAACCCTATAATCTGCATCTGCATAACAGGCATATAAACCCTCAATTATTAGAATATCTATATTTCTACCTGAGCTTATGCTATACTCTATAGAGTTTAAAAATTTATGAATTCGCTGTATGTATAATTTTCGTTTTCCTGCCCTAAAATCAGAAAATATTTTATTAATTTTATCCCAACTTATTTCCTCTTTGCCTATAATCTTAGTTTTCCTTCGCACCTCATTGCGATTTCCCCAAAATGTAGAATAAAAGTCATCTATATGTATTATTTTTATATGTAAATTAGCTTGGTAAAAAAGATACTCTTGCACAAGGGCTGCTACCTCACTCTTACCCACTCCACTGATTGCACCAATAGCGAGTATAACTTTAGATTTACCCTTGTAGAATTTTAAAAATTCAGGTAAAATTAACTTGGCTTTAGTGTAGTGCAAACTTGTAAAAATAAGTCTATCCCCGACCATCTGCTATCTCCAATATGGTTTTATCTAGTTTAGGGTCAAAATAATAATCTATTCTTATTCCACAAGGACAGACTACGGTTGCATCTTCCATCACTGTTTTAATATCAATCCTTCTACCACACCTGCAGGTTCCAAATAATTTAGACATTTTTCTCCTATTTAGATAGTAATAACTTAGTAACTATAGAGCTAGTAGGTTTTAGATATTCTGTAGGAATCCCTTCTAACTCTAACTTTAATACAGTATCTACTCCTCGTAGTATATCTTTTGTGCCAGTTCCGCATAAAACCATTTGAGACACTTCCAGTAATTCAGTTCTCTCAGTTTCATCCCGTATAACAACACATTTAGTATTTAACATAGCAGCCTCTTCACACTCTCCACCAGAATCACTAATAATTAAGTCTGAGTAATACATTAAACTTAAAAATTTGGAATACTTTAAAGGCTCACACAACAATATTCCTTTATCTTCAAATAGACTTTCTATATTCTTATTGTTTAGTTTAGCAGCTAAAGACGGATGTGTACTTAATATAATTGTATACTTTTTAGATAGTACTTTTAATGCATTGGTTACAGACTGTAGCTTAGAATAACTATTTATTGTTTCATGTCTATGCAAAGTCATTAGAATATAAGGCTGCTTAATTTCTCTGGGTACAGATATGTCAAAGTAAGTTTTAACAACCTCCCCTAAAGGATTTCCAGTTACTATTATATCCCTGGGATTATACCCCTCAAATAGCAAGTTCTCTCGGCTCCTTTGACTGTAGCATAGTAACTTATATGCCATAGAGTCTACACATTTTCTATTAATCTCTTCAAGAATATCTTTGCCAGCCCTATTACCACTTTCATTATGGTATATCCTGAACCCCATTCTCTTAGCCACAAAAGCCGATGCAAACGCACCATTAACATCACCCAACAAATTTATTACTGTGTTACTAGTGTTATATTTAGTAAGGATTATTTCTATATTGTTCATACAACTGCCGATAAAATCATAGTTGTTTAGCTTTTCGACTATGTTAAATATATAATCTGGGGTTCGCAAACATAAGTCTTTTAAAACTATACTATATAAGTTTTTATCATAGTTCTGACCTGTGTATATAATTGTATGCTCTGTACCAATTAATGAATCTAGTTTTTTGAGTATTAAACTTTGTCTTATTAACTCAGGTCTGGAACTTAAAATACTTATTACTTTACCCATTCAAATCTCTCCTTTAATTCCTGTTTTAATGCTGTATCTACTGGGCATTCTATCAACTTCTCAAACATTAAGTCATATATAAAACCATAGTATTTGTTCTCTGGTCTAAAATAACTTACTTGTAATAGTTTTCTCGCCATTCCATTATCCCAATCAATAAACTTACACGCTACTGCAGTAGTGGAGTTCTCTGGGTCTATATGGACTCTAGCATCCTCAGCAAAGTAAATTCTATTCCTATTCTCTGCTGGTAACTTTTTAGTTAGTATGTAGTTAAACATATCTGAAATATTAATATAAGGAAATTCATTAAAAGTTTTTCTAGTATTATCTTTGATAAATCCAGTAGTTAAACAGTTGGGGGGTCTGCATAGCTTATCTATTTCCAAGAAGTTATCATGGTCTGAGAAAATATAGAATATAGAATCAGGAGCATCGAAATCGATATAATCAAGATTTAATTTTATCCTTTCTATAGCTACTTTTAAACTTTCTCCAGTAGCTAATGCTTGATGGTACTGGAGGTTTTTTATAAAATAAAATTCATTTACATCTACATCCTTCTGCGCAGCCTGAATGTATCGTTTATTACGAGAATAGAATGCATTATTTTCAGTAGTATTAGTTAAAAGTATTTTAGTAAATTCTTTGGTTGCTTTAAACTCATCTGCTTTGTGTAAACCACAATCTAGTGAAGTTGATTTACAGATATAGTTATCAGCGCAAATTGTTAAATAAAACCAAGAAGCATTGTTTATATACACAATCCAACCCTTATCATATAGTTTTTTGAGTAACAATCTATGCTTCCAAGGATAGTCTATTATCCCATCTGTCTTATACCTATAGTGAGTATGATAAGCTATACCACCTGGAACTAAATCAGATGGCATCTTACCTGTAAGTAAAGATACTACAGAAGTAGTGGTAAAGCAATTACTTATCTGGGTTAGCTTAGTGAACCCTTTACCATCAAAGTAGTTATCTAATAGACTCCCATATGGAACTGAATCATTCAAAATAAAAAATATCTTCATTATAATCCTTTAATATACTCAGTTACACTTAGAGTAGGTTTCCAGCCCTTAGCTCGTAGCTTAGAATTCTTTAATAAAATATAACCTACTTCTGGGTTTGATTTACCAAACTTATAGTCCACACCTGACAATTTAATTAAGTCTAGAGTTCTGTGCGCCTTAGAATTACTTACTTGAAAAATATCTTTATCTTTAACAGTAACTAAAGCTTTAACTACATCTTTAACATAGATATAATCTCTATAGTCCTGACCTTTATTATATACAGTCATGGTCTTTCCATTCTTCTTACGGTATTCTATAACTCCAATAAGCCCCATTTTTCTACTGCCATTTTGCCTCTCGCCAAATACATTACCAAATCTAAAGATAGTATAATTTTTACAGTGTTTTTTGATATGTAATTCATTCAGCCATTTAGAACAGCCATATGTACTTATAGGGCTGAACTTAGATTTTTCTGTAACTAACCTTTGATTACCATACACAGCACAGCTAGAAGAAAATACTATTCTACCATTTGGTTTAAGTAATTTCACTACAGCTCTGGTAGAGTCTATATTATCAATAGCTTCTTCGTCTCCGACTGCCCTGGTATTAGCTTTAGCTGCTAGATGATATATCGTATCAAAGAAGGGGTTAACTAAATCTTCGTGTACATCCTGTACTCTCACAGGAAGAAAAAACGCCAGACTCCGAAATACCTTTTTAATATTCCTCCAATTACCTGTAGATAAATCATCTATAACATAAACCTCATTTAATGGATTTTTTACCAGTTCTTCTACTAGGTGTGAACCTATAAATCCAGCTCCGCCTGTAACTAATATTTTATTCATGTTTATCTCCGTTTACAAATAGCAGTGAAATTTCCTCGTTAACCCCTTTATTCTTATAACCATAAATATTTTTTGTATCTATTATTTCTCCATTTAGCCATCTACTATTTAAGTCTTCCTTAGTATATGAAAACTTTATACCAAAAGGATTAGTAGGACAGACAGTTTGAACTTGGTTAACAGGTATATTAAGTATCCTGCCAGTCTTAAAAGAAAGAATATAAGGCGCAAACTTATCCCTATTAGTATTAAATAAAAATTCCAATTCATTTGGATTATCAAAAGTAAAATCCTTAATCATATCTCTGTACCATTGTGTTCTGTATATATGTATATTAACTGCTCCAGGATAACCCCAATCAGTAGCGGGGTCTGCCTCAGACCATTTCCATTTTAGAAAATTTCCCTCGCATGGATAAAACTTAGGTAATGGGGTGGGTTTATTTGTACCATAACAATAGGTTATGTGCTCTCCCATACGCATAGATACAGCAGCTACATCCTTAGTATAAAAATGCATTATATCCTCTAGATTAGTGGGTATAACAAATACGTCATCATCACAAATAGCTACCATAAATGTAGTTTTCATACTAGCTAATATACCTTTAGTATCTTTTTCAAAATCAGTTCTTTCAATAAACTCTATATTTAATCCATAATCCTTAGCTATTAATTTTGCGTAGCCTTGTTTAAATGCTTCAGTTGAATAGTCGTATCTAAAGTATATTTTGTTGTAACTTTTAAAATTATCTTTTATGCTTCTAAGTAATAAATCAGCTTGACACGCTCTGTCTTTTGTCCATACAAGTATATCTATATTAATATCATTAGCGATTATCTCTTGTTTATTATACTGTTTATACTTAGGTTTATGCCTTATTTCAGAATAAATAGCTAATTGTTTAGCTGGACAAACTCTCATATCATTAAGACTACTAGTATTATTATATACATACATTATTTTATCTAAGCATTTTCTATGCTTGTGTCCTGCCATCTCTATCATAGGTACAGCTACGACAACATCTCCAGCAGTAGTATAGTAGTTTCCTTTTGAGTCTCTTAAATCTTCTTCTTTTATACCTTTAAATAGAAAGTATTTGTATGTTCTTAAGTGAGAAAAATAGTATCTAAGCATGTGAATTCTATGAAAGTCTTTGTCTACATCTATACACCAGTTTTCTTCCTTAAACTTACATATCTTGTTGGTAGACAGTAACTTAAACTGCCCCCATGTAATCCAAGTATCATCTTGATATGCTCCATTTAAATACTCTAAAACATCATTTGATGGCAGCCAATCATCTCCGTCTAGAATAACAATTATATCTTCGTCTGATTTACAGATAGAATGAATGCCTATCACTGTATTTTCTAAAGCACACTTCTTAACTGTATTATCAATGAAGTTAAATCTTGTATCATTTTTTATTTCTCTTTCAATTATTTCTGCTGTCCTATCATTAGAATAATCATTAATTACAACTACTTTATAATTTTTATAAGTTTGGTATTTAATAGAATCTAAACACTTTTTTATCCATTTTTCAGAATTAAAAACTGGAACTACTATTTTAAAATTATTTTTGACCATATACTTTACTCACTGTTTTACTTAATACACTATCAAAATCATTGTAATTTAAGTGTGTTAAATTATTAATAAACCTTTTAGCTAAATGATGTCCAGCATACCAGTGTAGTCCTAGTGATTCCCTAGTGTACCTGCCCATATCCCCATAGTTATAGATAGTAGGTATTACTAATGCATCATAAGCATACACAGTCTTTATATCTATATTAGCCACATTATTCCTCAATGCTGGAAACTTATCTTCTATTGAAGCTACTGTAGGAAACTCTTTATTAATTAGATTAACTCCTATACTCTGGTAATCCTGTGGATTAAACTCTCTACGAGCTCTATCCAATATATATTTGTAATATTTATTATGCTGACCCGATAACATAAATCCTACTGAGTGTTTATACTTTGGATGTAAAGATACGGCTGTATTAATATTACCATTAGCCCTAATATTTATATCTAGATTATTCATTGAACTAAAATACATTATATCCATATCTGACCATAAACCCCCTACTGTACTCAGAAGATACCATCTAAGAAAATCCGACCTATAAACTTCCTGCCTAGATAAATATTTAGAATGTAAGCCCTCACAGACGTTCTCTACAAATCCAAACTTCACTTTCTTTATATTAATGCCTAAACTTCTTAGATTATTATAGTAATCTCTTCCAGTAAAATCAAAAGCTCTCTGGGTGTCAAGACACCTCCCAGTATACTTATGTTCAGGAACATACACAGTTATTTCCCAATCTGGATTATGCATCTTAAAACTAAGAATAGATAGATACCTGAGATAAGGTAACTTAACATTACCCCAGTAAAAATGTACCTTCCTGGGTATTTTTTTAAGTTCCCATTCTCTTACTGCAGACACAGGATTACCTTTAGGTCTATTTTTAGGATTTAATTGACCCCAAGTATGCTGAGTATTACTAAATACAACCCCCTGTCTATCCTTATGTTCATATAAGTTTTTATTATGCACATACCTAGACCATATTTTAGGGTCTTTAATATTATGCCTGGGATGGTATAAGTGTACTATCGTAGAATCTATATTGATAAACTTGCAACCATACTTTCTCAGTCTTAGAATAAAATCAGTATCATCATAAGCCCAACCAATAAAATCTTCATCATAACCACCTACACACAAATAGTCTGATTTATTTATACCTAGAAAAAAGGGCATCTCAGTATTTAAATTTTCCACCTGATTTAAGTCAAATGCGGAAGTAACTTCACCTTTAGTATCCTTTACATGAGTCAAGAAGGTATTTCTTTGGTCATCTTTACCTTTAGGTTTAACTAGAATTTTTATCTCAGACTTTAAAGCTTCTATAGTTTTCTTTACAGCAAATTTATCTAGATGAAAAATCTCTGCATTAGTAAGGATTAAGTATTCTGCATAAGCTTCCCGCATTCCTATATTTAAACAAAAACCTGGACACCTCCATATCAGACTACCTGGAGAGTTTCTTTGTCCAGTATAAATATACCTAATATTTAGTTTATCCTTATATTCGTTGCATAGTTCTTCTGTGCCATCAGGTAATCCATCATTGAGTATTATAACCTCAAAAGGATATGGACACTCCTGCTTAGATAAAGAATATAAGCCCCATTTGAGTAAAGGTATTTTATTAAAGCAAGGTATTAATATAGATGCTACAGGCTTATCTATCTTTACAGACAGTGCTTTTTTAAACCTGGTGTGTATCTCCATTCCCGATAAAGGTATCCTACCTGGCTTTTTAGTTGTAGTAGTTATTTTGATAGTCTTAGTATTGGGTGCTAGTAAGTCGAAGTTTATTTTATTTGAAACTGTGGGTTGCCCTCCTGTAGACTCATGGCAATTATTATCTAAAATGAAATGTTGTAGGTTACTTGGGTATAGGTCGCTATGTGTAACCAGTGAACCCAGAGACATTAAAGCTGAACCATCTCCATTTATAACAAACACCTTTCTACTTGTATTAAGTGCTAAACCTAAACCTATAGCCAATGTAGAACCTAAAGCCCCCATATTATAGAAATTTAAATCTCTATCCGATAAGTTATATAATTCTCTGCTAATAAGTCCAGTAGAAGATACTATTATATCCTGTTCTTTAACACCTGCTAATATTTTTATTATGGCTTCTGTTCTATTCATATTATTCTCTTACTAAAAAATAATCCTTTCCTTCTACTAGCCTCAAGAGTTTTAATAAATCCTCTGTTATCATCCCACAAAATTCATGATGCTCTGGTTTAGTTCGTAAACTAATTAGTAATGGTATCTTTATTCCATATGGTTTACACAGAGATGTTAGTATATCAAGGGTATTCATAAAACCGCTACTCTGAACAAACACTAGAGGTTTCTTACCAGACAAGTAAGCCCCCACAGCAAGGGCAACACCTTCATCTTCCCTGGTAACTATAATGCAGTTGCTATAGTCTAAAATATTCTTAAACTTACTACATGGAACTCCAACTATAATATCATAATCAGTTAAATCTAGTTTATTCATAATTACTCATTCTCTGTTTAGTTGCTTCAATCGGAGTTAGACTTCTGAAGTCTTCCAAACTACAAATACAATTCTCTATTGCTTTACCATTCTGTTCTGTTTTTAAAACTTTAAGCATCTGTTTAATCCCGAATATCTTGGAGCGAAGGGTCTGATTGGCGTAAATAATTATAGAATATCCTGTGTTAAATAACTCTGAGTTCGTTAAGTGCGGAAATTTTGTAGGAATTATAATTAATGGAATACCCCTGTTCAGCTTCTTAGGAACACTCAATGCCTCTCTACCTGTAGCATCTCTGGTATGTAGTAATAAAATATCTGCTCCACAGTCTGCATAATAATTAGCACGTTTAATTGCCTCATCCATACCATAATCTCTAATTAACGCCTCTGTTCTAGCTATAATACAAAAGCTCGAACTTACTCTAGCGTTAACAGCAGCAATAATTTTATTTCCATGATTTTCCATAGTTGCTATAGCCTTCTTACCGCCCCATAAAGAATTGGTTTTTGGATACACATTATCCTCAATGCATATAGCACTAGCACCAGCATTCTCCAATTCCCTGACAGCTCTAACTACTTGTTCAGTATCCCCGTAACCTGTATCCGCATCAACTATAACGGGTAAATTAGTTGAATTGACTATAGGTCTTACTGTGTTAACCATATCAGTTAGATTTATAGTTTCGTTATCCACTAACCCCATATTTGCACTAGACTCAAAAGAAGATACCCATATACCATCAAAACCAAATTCCTCTACAAGCTTTGCTGTAATGGCATCATTAGCCGATACAACTACTAACTTTTCGTTTTTATTCAGAGCTGATTTTAGGGTATTCTTTTCTCTTATTTTTTGTATTAGCCTAGTAGTAGAAGTATACGGGTAGTAGGGTACTTCCTTAACTTCACATAAGCCCAGCTCTCGCACTTTTGAATATAGAGGTGGAAGCCAATTACCTGCATGCACTAATACATCAACCTTATAGGTAAGAATATTATCTAACATTTTAGGTGTTCTGTAATCCATACAGTCTTCTACAACCTTAGCCACCCCTTCAATAGATTCAATAATTTTTTGTCTATCTTCAAATTTAATTATAGGTTTTCTTTTGTACTTAGTTATAACATCATCGGGATGTAAACCAATAATAATATAGTCGCCCTCAGCCTGAAGTTTCTTAATAAACTCAAGATGTCCTCTATGAAATAAGTCTCCAGCCATAGTAGCATACACTACTCTCATTAAACACACTCCTGTATTAGCTCACTAAGTAACTCATAAACTACATTCTCATCTAGATTCATAACAGTATTACTAGATTTAGAATATTTAAATGCTTCATGTACAACATATTTCCAATCTACAGCAAGCTCTTTAATATTGACCGAGTATGCAGGAAAATTTTGCTTTAGATGCCAGACTAAACTAGATAAGTCTTTATGCTTAAAGTATTTATGCATTCCGCAGTCTCCGAAATAATCTATAAAATATGGGAGTACTAGAGCACAAGCAATTCCATGAGACATTCCATACTTAAGCGTAAGCGGGTAGGTTATTGCATGAACTATATTTGTTTCTACTATCTCTATAGCTTGTCCAGCATAGTTGCCACCAATGATTAATTTCTTTATATTTCCAGCAGTATAAAATTTACCTATATTTTGTATAGCTAAAATTGACAATATGTTGCTCCTAGCTGTTGAATGCTTAGACCACAAACACTCGAAGCTGTGAGATAGAGCATCAAACATTGTAGCTATCTGTATTGTTGTATCTAATTTTATTTCGGAATATTTAGGAGTCTTAACTATAGGTTTTCTGGTTGTGATACTCCTCTTTGTAGCTCCCCACACTGTAGCATAGGAAGTCATAGCTGCTCCTGCAGCAGTAGTTGGTATGACTAAAGCTCTTTGGTCTCCTGCAATTATTTTAGCCATATCTATAACGCTACCCCCACCTATACCTATCACTAAATCATATTTATTTGGTATTGTAGTAACATATTCTTTAGGTGTTCCTGATACGCAAAGAAATATAGGGTCTTCATATTCTATACCTATCCTCCTAGCATACGCTTTAGTGCTATTACTATGTAGTATTAAAACCTTTTTACTTTGCATTTTTCTTACCTTTGTAAAATAAACTTGTATGTTTCTGTTTACACTTTGGACACTTAATTTTTCCCTTAGAACCTGTTTCCATTTTAAGTAATTTACCACAGTAACAGTAAAATTCAAAAGTACTCATAACTACCTACTCCTGTATTTAGTGCTATTGATACTACTTCTTATGTACCTAATCCAAAGCTCTATAAACCTAACTGTACACCAGTCTCTATGTGAACTGAATAATCTATCGCCTATAAATATATCATAATGTGGTTTATTGGTTATCAGCGAATCATAAGGTATATTATGTTCATCTAACCAAAGTTTAGTTAACTTCCTTGCATCCTTACCACAAGAATCCCTACTAGTGAATATAACTATTTTATGCCCTCTATTTTTAAGTTCTCTGATTATGAGTAACCATTTCTGTCTAGGTTTTACTCGTAGGATATCTTCTGGGTGTTTAACTCTAATAGAGCTGCACAGTGTATTGTCCAAATCGAAAGCAATGGTTTTTACCCGCATAACTTCTCCCATATAAGCTTATACCATTGTATTAGTTGTTTTATATTAAACCGCCTGTTGCGTGCAAAAATAATACAAAAAACTATAGGCATATATAATATAATCGATGCAGTAATAATAAAAGATAGTAATAAAATTTTAAGCACTGTTTTTTAACCTCACTAAGTAATCTAGTATACTGTTCCAGTCAAAAAAATTATAACAAGATTCTTTATGACACCTCTTTTTAGAGCTGTGTACAAACTGAGAGCCTGCACATGGGTAACAGCTTACTGAAGGGGTATATACCTTTAGATTTTTATATGTGGAAGTTCTCCATTCAGGTTCAAAATAATTAATAAGTCCTACTCCTTTTAGACCCAAACCCCCAGCAATATGTAAAAATGCACTATCTACTGTCAATACATAATCCATTATAGATATTAAAGAAAATAAATCCCTTATACTTAATTTTTCTGATAGGTTAATACAATTTTTAATATCACATTGCTTTAAGGAAGAAGTAAATACTGTAAAGTCTCTGTCCACAAGATAATCTATTATATATTGAACTCTATCTAAAGTTATTCTGGTATCAGGTCTGGCGCTATCGAAACCTAAAAATATTTTATTTTTATAACTACCATAACTATCCTTAAAAAATTTAGACTCTTCGTCTGTAACCAGTATATCTGGAATATCTATAGATAGTTGGTCTTTCCATAAATTACAAACATTAGCAACTGCATAAATTCTATTTTGTTTATTTAAGTCTAGTCTATAGTCATTTAAAAGTTGTCCAAAATGTAACCAATATATTCTATCAAATGCAGCTACATTAATCTGTTCCCTGAAAGTATAATATTCAGATATGTAACTAAGATTTTTAAAAACATCTTTTCTGTGCGCATCGGCTAAAATATTTATCTTATAACCCTTATCAGCTAGTGTTTTAAGTGTAGGTGTGCATAGCAGAAAATCCCCTACTCCTCCAGTAATTTCAAATAATAAGTTATTCGTATTTTCCTCATGTACCGTAGTTACGTCTTTAACATCTTTAATCGTGGTAATAACGGGTATATTATATTTAGTAAAACTACTAAAAGCCCTGGCTAGTTTAGAAAAATTTGTACATGAAAAACACCCTTTAAACTTAAGGGGGTTTATGAATAAGGTGTGAATCATCCATTTCCAAGAGACTACCACGTAAACTATATTTTTATGTACTAAAGGATTGTTAGGAAGCTTATCACATAAATAAAAAACACCGATATCATTAGCTATAGCCTCTTTAACAATAGGATGATTTTCTTTAGGTACATCTCCGACATGTTGAATAAATCCAACAATACTGAATCTCCCATAAGGTTCTGGAATAATATAAGTAGCTTTTTGTTTTATAAGATAGGTATTAGTAATATCTGGATAATGCAATACAGCTTCCGATGTGATTAAACGGATTGCGCTCATTAGAGTTCACCAAATATTTGTAAGTTTAAATGGGTATAGTATGAAAGGTAAGAATTTATTATATAATTTAACACTTTTAACTCCTTTATTATTTAAAGGAAATAGGGGCTGGTTAATACCAGCCCCTAGATTAAAGTCAATGTTTAGCTTGCAGATTTAGAAATCTTAACAAGTCCTTCTGCTTTAGAAGAAGAGTTTAACAAAGCCCATTTGAAATCATACCAGAAGGTAATAACTAACAAATCTGCTCTGCGACCAGCCTTATGTTCTACATCAATCTCTAATTTACCGTAGTAACCAGAGAAAGCACCTTTCAGGTTAGCTAGAACTGCCTGTTCGCCTGTTAACTGTCGTCTTTTAATTACAGGAATACCATCAATATGAACAACTTTCTTCAAGTTGAGCGGTGCATAATCTTCAAGGGCAAATCCTATATAATCTTTGTTTGCTGATTTCTTAGCTGAGGAATAGAAAGTACCTGATGCAAAAATAACTAGGTCTTCTATATGCTCCGTATCTCCGTAAAGCCCAATGTTTTCTTGTGCTTCAATTACAGCATTAATTATGCTTTGTGAGTCTGAAGTTGTATAAGTAACTGCTGTAGATGCATTTAGAGTACCAGAAGCTGCTATAGTAGCAATACCATTAGTAACATTAAGCGTATTGGTTGCCCCAACAGCATCAGTATTTCCGATAAGGGTTATCTTATCTGCTGTACGAGCTATAGCGTTAGAAATTTTTTCTCTAAACAATTTATCAAGTTTTAACTCAGGATACTGAGCTACCTGTTTTCTCTTAAGGTACATATAAGTACCTAACTCAACGGGGAATAAATCAGGACTTTGAATATCAAAATCATTCTCAGTAAGGGTAGTAATGTCTGTAGTAGTGTCAATTCTATAAACCTTATCTAAGTCTGTTGCTCCTAAAACAGGAACAGTACCTTCATTAACTATCTCGATGTAGTGGTCTCTTGATTGCATAAGTTTAATAAATATACTTTTCTCCACCGCCAATTCAACAATTTTGTCAACCATTTCTTTTGGTAAATTTGCAGCCGAACCTGCAGGAATTACGAAATCCATAGTCTGTCTCCTCCTTTAAATTAATATTATTTACTATATTTCAAAAACTTACCCCAAGGAAACACTTCCCCAGAATTAGTTTTATTACTTTTTAAATCTATTTCTCTAATAGTATCTAAGTCAGTAGTAGATAACTCCTTAATAATGCCTTCAAAAGCTTGTTTAAGTTTAGATACATCCTCGTTTACACCTTGTAAGCTGGCTAGTTCCTTAATTAGTTTAGCAATTAAGTTTTCTGCTACTTCTAATCTAACTTCTAAGTCTTTAGTAGACTCTTTATCTGAAGTTTTATCAATAACTGGTAAATTGGCTTTAGGTGCTTTTTTAATATCTGCTTTAAAAGAACCTTGTTCAAAGATATAAGTAGGAGAATCATCTTCTTTATCTTTCTTGTCTTCAGATTTTTCATCCTTTTTATCTTCTTTATCCTTTTCATCTGCAGGTAAAATATCATCAACATCTTTGTCATCTTCAACTACGTCTGACCCTGAAATCTTTTTGTCCTCAGCCTTGTCCTCAGCCTTGTCTTCTTTCTTATCCTCAGCCTTGTCCTCAGCTTTGTCTTCTTTCTTATCCTCAGCCTTGTCCTCAGCTTTGTCTTCTTTTTTGTCCTCAGCCTTGTCCTCAGCTTTGTCTTCTTTTTTGTCCTCAGCCTTGTCTTCTTTCTTATCCTCAGCCTTGTCCTCAGCTTTGTCTTCTTTTTTGTCCTCAGCTTTGTCTTCTTTTTTGTCCTCAGCTTTGTCTTCTTTCTTATCCTCAGCCTTGTCCTCAGCTTTGTCTTCTTTTTTATCTTCAGCCTTGTCCTCAGCTTTGTCTTCTTTTTTGTCCTCAGCCTTGTCTTCTTTTTTGTCCTCAGCCTTGTCTTCTTTCTTATCCTCAGCCTTGTCCTCAGCTTTGTCTTCAGTTAAATCTCTAACAGAACCAGCCTCAACCTGGGTTAAAAGCCCTCTTTTAACTAGCTGTACTTTATGCTCATCTTTCTGAGCCATTGTTAAAGCCTCTGGATTACCAGGAACGGGTACTGCTGAATATTCGTGCAATTCCCATTTTGTTACAACAAAAACACCCCAACGATGTTTTTTTAAATCTGCTGAAGATAAACTAAGGTTATATAGAGTATTTATAGAATCTAAATTCTCTTCAGTAACCTCTACCCATTTTTGCGGTGCAAAGCCTATTGACCAGGCACTCAAAAATCCATCTCTGTAAGCTTGAAAAAGTTTAACAGATAATGGGTCATTTCTATTAAACTCAGTTTTTGTTTTAATAGCATCTTCATCTATATCAAGTTCTAAACACCTAGCTATAGGTATTTTAACTGAAGTATCATCCATATTATGCAACCAAAGAACTACAGGATTTTTTAAGAAATTCTCTACACTTGCAGCTTTTGGTAAAACTACTGTTCCATAACGGTCAAGAGTTTTAGTATTAACTATATGTTCTATAGTCATATCCTCTGCACTCACAGTCCTAACATGAGTAGTTTGAAAGCTTCTTCGCTTAGTTTTTAAGTCCATAAAAAAATCTCCTTATTAAGTATCAGACTGCTTGCTTAAAATAACTCTTGCTTTTACTACATCGCCTTGACGAGAAGTAACAGTATATTGAACTACTACACAGTTAGTAAAAGTAGTTGCTGGTATACCTCCACCTCTATAACCCGCTAAAAGGACTGCATTTACTGCAGCACCACTCTGAGCTATAGTCTCAAAAGCAAAAGCTTCAGAAGCTGTAAATTCAGCACAATCAATGGTAATTGTTAATTCACTATTTCCGTGTGCTACATAGACAGGAAATTGTCTGTCAGCAGCAAAGTGCTTAATAGCATTATAATCATAATCAATTTCGATTCCTTCACAATACGCTAACTCATGCTCATCTACGCCTGAACCAATAGTGATTCTGCCTACGTTAGCTTTTAAACTGGGCATTAATACCTCCTTATCGCAATTATATTTATAGTTTTCCCTTTACACTAATTAAAAACGATTAAACCCTTGCCTAAAATGCACTTTTTGCACTTATAGGGCTAATTTTCTAATAGAATCATAGGGTAATGCAACCTTGCCTGACCAGCTCGCCAAGTCAAAACCCCCATTAGCATATAAGGTTTCAGTTCCTGCGGTGTTTCTACGCATAATGTAGCTATTTCCTGTAATACTTAAATACGCATAATAATCATATCCATCCAGGGCTAGTACAGCATCATGTATAAAAAAATTTTTTTGTCCATCTCTCAACTCATTCTCAAGTTCCATAGTTTTACTCCTTTTTGTTATTAGTGTCTGTAGTATTTTTTATTTCCAACCAGCAGGTATATCTCCATAATTCGATAGTCCTGTGTCATTGTAAAAACAACTAGTGCCTGTTGGTTCTGGTTCTTTTGTCCATAACTCAGGAGCTGCTCCTGTTAAGTCGGTACAAGCATAGAAGCACGAAGAAAAATTAGTTACTAGTGTAGTGTAATCAAATAAGTTAGCTGGTATAGCAGCTAAGTCTCTACAACCTCTAAAGCATAGGTTAAAAGTTGTTACTAGTGTAGTGTAATCAAATAAGTTAGCTGGTATAGAGGTTATAGCATAAAGATGTCTAAAACATGTGTCAAAAGTTCTTACATCTGTATTATAATCAAATAAGTTAGCTGGTATAGCAGCTATAACATAGCAATTCTGGAAACAATTAGCAAAAGTTGTTACCGCTGTATTGTTGTCAAATAAGTTAGCTGGTATAGCAGTTAAACTGTTGCAACTCTGAAAGCAATATTGGAAATTAGTTACTAATGTATTATAATCAAATAAGTTAGAGGGTATAGAAGTTAAAACGATACAATTCTGGAAGCAATATTTGAAAGTACCTACTAATGTATTGCTATCAAATAAGTTGGCGGGTATAGAAGTTAAGCTCCTACAATTTCTAAAACATGAGTCAAAAGTTGTTACCGCTGTATTATAATCGAATAAGTTAGAGGGTATAGAAGTTAAACTAGTACAATTCTGGAAGCAATATTGGAAATTAGTTATTAATGTATTGCTATCAAATAAGTTGGCTGGTATAGAGGTTAAACTAGAGCAACCAAAAAAACTATAGAAACAGCTATTGATTATAGTATTGTTGTCAAATATTCCATCTGGTACTGCTGTTAAAGAAGAACATGACCTAAAAATATTAAACAATGAAGTAACTTGAGTTAATTTTTTAGGCTGTGCTGGCAAAGAAGTTAAATTACTACATCCATAAAAATCTAATGCTCTAAGATATACATTGCCCCATGATTTAACCTCAGTTATTAATAGACGAGAACCCCCATTATCAAATCTAAATCCTGGGCAAATACCATTAATTCTAATAGTATAAGTTCCTGCATCTGTATAAGTGTGTGCTTTGTCTTCATCGTCATACGAAGTAATTGTGCTAGAGCTTAAATCCCCCCAAGTAACTGCAAAGTCATGGGTGTAGCCCCCTACCGAAACCAAAGGTAAGGTAAATACGGTATCGGGAGCAGAAGTTACTATTTCAAAAGTAAATTCTTTAGGTGAGAGTACTGCTAGTATTCCTAAACATGCGGAATTTTTCATATTTTATACCCCTAAATTACCATAGACTAACCAAAGGTTAGTTGCTTTTTTGATTAATGCGACTATTGCGTATTGTCCTGTAGTTACTAATCCTTCCATATTATTTAAGATTACAGTTCCGTCAACAGGAGTTATTGTTATTACTCCCGCTCCTTTCTGCTCTACAAGTATGCTTGCGCCAATAGGAAAAGCGACAGAAGAATTGGCTGGAACTGTAAGAGTTACAGCAGTTGCTTTGTCTATATCTACTAGTTTATCTTTGTCAGTTAAAACTAAAGTATAATCATCTGTTTGTTCATTAATACTGATAACACTGGCTCCTAAAAATTGCAGCTTTCCAGTAAACGGGTTTAGTACGGTATCCATAAGTTTCTCCTAGGTTATTAAACTAATTCTATTTTTACGTGGTCTCCAGACCCTCTTCTAAATATTAAATACACTCTATTTGAATCATTCGTATCTATCCACACAGCCATTTTACTATCGGTGTTTAAAGTTGGTTCAGCATCTTGTGAATAAACTTTTATAGTTAATTCTCCAGTTATAGTAAAATCACCAGATGCGCCAGTGTCTGTATTCTGAGTATGCCTTGCAGAAGTATTAGAATCTACTTCAGCACCATCGGCAGATATATCTCTGCCATCTATAGTAATATTAGCATCAACATCTAAATTATTTTTTAAGGTTCCATTTTCAATTAAGTTCACTATTTCTTCACCAGGAGTTCCAGTAGTAGTTATTACAAAATAAGCATCATCATCAGTATAAACTGACCAACTTGAACCTCCATCTAATGAATAAATAGCAGTTCCGCTTGTATAAGAATTTACTGTATTATCACCATGAATATTATATTGGTTTGAACTATCTCCTCCATCACTTGACTGTTCGACTGTAAAAGCATATCTATTCCCTGATGTTATATTGGTTGTTGTAAAATTAGCAGTAACAAAAGAGGCTCCTCCGCTAATAGTTCCTTTTAGAACTATAACTGAACCTAGCTCTGCTCCTGTAGGGTAATTATCACTCCCTGCATTAAAAACCCTAATAACTAAATCAGTTATACTTCCTGTAGTTTCTTTAGTTAAACGAAGTTTTATAGAATCTAATGTTCCCGTTTTATCTGCTATAAAAGATTGCCCTGCACGATTCACTCCATACACATTATTTACTACATCTCCATCATCGTATACTGTTTGTGAAAGAGATTCATAAGCACCATATTTGACTAAATCATTTAATTGTCCAAACCTTAAGTCAGTTAATTTGACTCTACCATAAATCGAACCATCAGGTAAATCATCTAAGGTATCTAGTGTTCCTTCAATACTAACAAATTGTAGTTTGCCAGTAAAGGGATTTAAAACTGTTGTTAATGCCATCTATACTTCCTTTTTATTTGTTATTAAAACTAACTCTAAGCGATAAATACATCTTTTGTAAACTTCTCCAAATCGTAAAAAAGAAAAATAGTCTACTAACTCATTCTTACACTTAGGACAAAGATTTATATTTTTATTCGTTTTAGTAATTATCCGCCCCACTTTAGTACAGAAAAACAAATTATTACAATCGCTGTTTGTATATAACTTATTATATCTGATTTTCTATGATTAGACAAATGATTTTGATGTGCTATTTGTAAATTCTGCATAGACTCCACCAATTTACCTAGCATAGTTGCTATAAAAAATGATTGACCCACTTTTTCTGGTGTTATATCATCTGCCTTTATATCCAGTATACGTTGTTCTTCCATGTGTAACTCCTAAGTTCTTTTAACTCTGTGTAATAGCCAAATGTTTTAAATGTTTTATTCCTATCAATCATTAATAAGACTTTGTTTTTATACTAAAATCACACCTCATCGTACATTAAAATAAAATCAACAGAACCTTCCAAAGGTGTTGCTGTATCATCTACCTCTAACTGAAAAACTAAATAATTAGAATAATCTCCTATGTTGTTAAGTTCCCCTGCTACATAAATATAATTAGATTCACTATCTTTAGTAGTAAAATCTATTCTTGTTCCTTTTCCTGATTGAATATCTACTGGAGCTACATAGGTAACTACTGCATCTGAATTAACTGTAATTGTATATCCAGGTTTTCCTACCATTCCTGAATCATACCAAACTTTAAAATTAAAAACTTTAACTGCTGGAGCTACATCACATCTAACTCTTAACCAAACTTCATAAGAATAATTAGTTCCCGATGAGGGTACTACTATTGGATTAGTAGCAGGTGTAAGTAATCCGCTATCAATATTTAAAAAGTAAAATATGTTCTTTGCCACTTCTGAAGGGTCTCCGTAGACCTCCCCGTAAGATTGTGAAAGTACTATTACCGATGCCATTATATCTTCTCTCCTTTAGGGTTTATCCAATAAGAAATTTCCTTGTTTTTATATTTATAACCTATTCTATATTTAATCTCCATACTTACTGGAGTAAATAATTTAATCTTTATTTTTTTTCTTTTAAAATATACAGGTTCATAACCAGTGTGAACTCTTATACATGTACTTTTACACACAAGTACAAAAGGTTTTTCCAGAGTATAGCACATATGCGGTTCATATTCCTTTCCATCCTTAATAACCTTTATAGGATTTTTAGGTTCGGGTAAATTAATATTTAAAGTTTTTTCTTGCATATCATCACCCTCTGTTATTCTTTACTTGTAGATAGTTTAAGCTTATTTATCTCACTTACAATATTTCTTTTACATTCTTGCACCTTACTTTGTAGTATTTCTTGCTGAATCAATAACTCTCCATATTGTCTGTAAAGTGTATCTAAATCCATAAATCCTCCTTTTTAAGTATTATCTTCTTCTATTGCTTCTGCTACTACCCTTGCTTGGTATTATAAATGAAATCTCCATTTTTAACTTCCAATCATTACTGCCACTATATGTAAATCATCCACAGTTAAGGTTGGATTACCTGAGTCTACTGTTCTAATCACGCCCTCTATTGTTTGCCCTGCAGTTATTGTGATTAGAGTGGAATGACTTTGTTGTTGCTCTACATTGGCAAATTTTGATTCTGTACGTATATGTGAAGCCATGTGTGGAGTTCCTGCCCCGTCAACACTTATTCCAAATTCCGTATGCTCATTAGCACGAGGGCTTTCCCAAACAAAAGAGTAACTTACCAGATAAACTCCTGCTTTTTCTAATGTTAATTTTCCGTTTCCATCATGGGTCATTAGGTTTAACTCATCAGTAACCATATCAGAATCACTAACTTTATACCAAGTATTTTGTACCGCAACTTGTGTCCACGCTATTGCATCACCATAACACTCACCATATGGAAGTCCTGAACCTGCACCTTGAAAAACCAAATCTCCTAAGAATTGAACATTTCCATTAACCTCTAATTTTTCGTTGGGTGATAGTGTTCCAATTCCTACATTTCCGTTTCCTAAAATAGTCATCTGTGTAGTACCATTTGTTCCAAGTGTAAGAAGGGCATTTCTTCTATTTAATAAAGTAATATTTGAATTGCTACCTGACGAGCTTCCAAGATACCAAAGTTGCTGGTCAGGATTTCCATTCGCATCTGATTCATAAGCAGTAATAACTACATTGGCGGATAAACTATTAGTAGGACTCTGAATAATTAATTGCCCTGCTGCGTGAGACCCAACTGTTCCTGACGTACCTGCTTTAATATGCAATGCGGAATCTGGAGAATTGATACCAAGACCTACATTGCCACCGTTGGACTGCAATAAAACTGGAGCGTAACCAGATGGGTCATTAGCTGCATCTCTTCCTTGCCCACCTTGGAGAGATATTTCTCCTCCACCACCACCTATTCCACCATAATGCGTTGTTTTTG